CTATCGCGCGCAGCACTTCCCGGGCGTCAGGGACGCTCCTAGGCACCGCGACGACGCCCCCGGCGCGCTCGATCGCGCGCAGCACGTACGCTTGTCGACCGTGCAGGGCGCCCGCCGGCATCTTGGTCTCGAGAGCCAGGAATCGGCCGCGGTAACACGCGACAATGTCGGGAAGGCCGACCATCATCAGCGGGCCGCCGTGCACCTTGAAGGCGAAGCCCCCGCGGTTTCGGATCTCCGTGAGGATTGCCCGGGAAAGGCGGGATTCAGGCTGAGCCATTGTGTGGATTCTCCTGCCAGCTTGAGGGCAGCCCCAGCGCGGACCGAGGAGAACGCGCCGGGGCTGCCGGTGGAATGACCCTACGTGCGCGAGCGCGAGACTCGCAAGCGAGGGGTCAGAGCTCGTCCACGTCGAGGGCCTCAAGCTCCTCGTCGGCGACCTCGCCGTCGTCGTCGGAACTGGTGAGGTCCGGCGCCTCGACGGTGTCCTCGCCGGCCGCGACCCCCGCGACCTTGGTGGGCGTCGGCGCGAGGTCGCTGGCCGGGAACGTGGCCTGCACGACCGACTTGAGCTTGCCCTCGTACTCGTCGTCCTCGAGAGTGATCCCGATGGTCTTGCCGACGACCTTGGACGGGTCGACCTTCACGCGCTTCTTCGGCACGGTCATGCCGGCCGCGACGAGCAGGTTCCGCACCTTCCAGATGTTGTTCTCGTTGAGCACGCAGCGGTGCGGGTAGACGGCGGAGGCGTCGTCCTCGAGCTGGATGGCGAAGACCCACATGGCGTTGCCCGCCTGCGAGTCGGTCTGCTCGACCTTGACGACGCGCGCCTTGTAGTCGCCGGCGGGCTTGTGCTTCGGGTTGTACTGACCCCGGTCCTTGACGTTGGTGAAGTCGAGGATCTGGGCGGTTGCCGGGCTTGCCTTGGTGTCGGCCATTACTTGGTCTTCCCTTCGGAGATGAGCTTGTCGAGCTTCGGGATGGTGGGGTTGGGCACGTAGTCAGGCAGGGTGTGCTTGCTGCGGTAGCCCGTGTCATACGAGACGTGCGGTCCGATCCAGAGACGCCGCTGGGGCATCTCCCGTTCCTCGATCGTGCCGTTCACCCGGACCCTCTGCATGGCGTTGACCACGTAGAGCCGACCGATGACGGAGACAATGGCGTTGACTGCACCACGTGCTCCCTTCGGCAGGTCCGGGACGTAGATGGTGGCGACGTTCTCCGCGTCGTCGTCGGCCTCATCGCCCGTCTCACCGTCCAGGGTAATCATGCGCTCCTGGGCGGTGTAGATGATGGACTGCGGTAGGGCGTGGAACTCGTGGAGCATGGCCTGCACCATCTGCCCCGACTTGCCGTAGTCCTGCTTGCCGACCTGCCCCGGCTGGCGCGAGAGGTCACGTTCCTCGGCCTGGCGCATCACCCACCGCAGGGACATGTTGGTGATGCGAGTGAGCCCGTCGACTGCGACCCACCGGTACGGCCGCTTGGTCACCGGCGAGACGGGGTTCGTCTTCAGGAAGCCGAGCACGTCCGCCATGTCCTCCCACTGATAGATGGGCCACACGTCGGGGTCGAGCTTGGTCTCCTCGTCAGTGCCAGCTTCGGGGTCGAGTAGCAGCACGTCCGGGGCAGTGGACGAGAGCTTGGTCTTCCCCTTCTTGTTCCGGCTGTAGACTAGGTACGAGCGCTTGGGCTCGACTGTGCTGGGCTTCCGGATCTTCGATGCAGCGATGGCTGCATAGTCCTTGGCGATGGCTTACCTCCTCGGTCGATCGGGCATGATCGTATGGGCGTGACGTGAGCGCAGCAACTCAGTCCTTCTCCTCACCCTCCTTCTGGTCCTGGTAGTAGTCGTTCGGGTCCCCGACGGTGAAGTGCTGTCGCCGCAGGTTGCGGGTGTACGGGCTGTCCGGCTGGAGCAGCTCCCCGACGCAGAGGTCCTTGTACGAGCACATGAACTCGCACGAGCGATCAGGCACGCGCTCCACACCCGGCGTGTCGAACGCGTAGGCGTGCATTCGGTCCGACGTGCGGAACGCCTCGAGCACGACCTGGTCGATGAGCTCCGGCGTCTTGACGAGCACGTCCCGTCGGAAGAAGGGCGACGTCTGGATCTCGTCGGGGTTGTATCGCTGGGCCTTGAGTCGACGGAGCTCGGGGCTAAGCATCCTCAGCAGGTGTGGGTGCTCTTCCATGTTGGCCTTCACGAACCGGGCCATGGTCGGGTAGTCAGTCTGCGGCGAGTTCTTGCTGAGCCGCTCCCCGTTCTTGAGGAGCACGGGCTCGCCGATGGCCTCGGTCTTGACGTAGTTCCAGATGAAGCCCGAGACAGGGATGCCCATCTTGGCGATGGCCCAGAGGTACAGCGCGGACTGCGCGTCACGGAGCTGCTGGGCGATTCCGGGCAGGCGCTTGTGCGTCTTGTGATCTACGACCCAGAGGCCGTAGTCGTCCTCCACCAGGGCGTCGATCTTGCCGCGGTACATTGTGCCGTCGGGGAACGCGGCCTCCCCGACCATCTCGACCTCGTGCACCACCCAGTTGCTGGCGTCCCGGTAGTGCCAGAGGTAAGACCTCATCAGGTGTGACAGCTCGGAGGGCAGATCTCCGAGCATGTCCTTCTCCTCATCGAACAGCTCCGAGTACTTCGCCGAGAGCTGCCGGTGGGGCTCCTGCCAGTCCTGACCCGAGTGATGGGCCTCGAGCAGGGAGTGGAACCACGTGCCGCGCTTGAGCGGCTTGGAGATGCTCTTCGGCTTGAGTCGCTGGGCGTACTTGTAGTCCGCCTGCTTCGGGCAGCGACGGAAGGTCTTGAGCATGGAGTGCGTGCTCAGGGGCCGTCCGTCCTCGGTGGCGTAGAGCATGCGCGGCATCGGCAGCTCGATCGGTGTAGTCATCCTCGGTCTCCTTCGTCGGAAGTAGTTGGGGCCGTGGCCTCAGATGCGGTAGCGGTATCCAGCCGCGTCACCTGAGGCGACGGCCCCCCGTGGTCACTCTGCGCGGGCTTCCCCTTCCCTTGCGTCGTGTCCACGGTGCTTGTCAGGAGGGCCATGCGTAGATCTCCTCCTCAGTCAGTTCACGCGATCCACCCCAGCGTTCGCCGACCTTCAGATCAGCGATGAGAGGGACGCGTAGGTCATACCCGAACTTGCGCTTGATGGGCAGGTTCTGCATCGTGTCCTTGATGAGCGGGAGCACGACATGGAGCTCTTCGTTCGGCGCCTCGAAGTTCACGGCGTCGTGGACAGTACCGAGCGGACGTGCGCGCAGTTCCTCGCGCTTGAACGCCTCGTCCAACAGGATGAGGGACAGGAGCGTCAGGTCCGAGGCCATGGCCTGCACGGGGCTGTTGATCGCCTGACGCTCGGCCTCAGCGCGTACGTCCTGGTGGGGCGAGTACACGTCCGGCAGATGACGCACTCGACCGAGGGGCGACTCGACCCGCCCGTACTTGGAGGCGAGTCTCCGCTGACGCGCGTGCCAGCTCTGGAGGTCGGGCCACATGTCGAAGAACGCGGCGCGGCTGGCCTCGGCCTCGGCGTCGGTGAAGCGCAGTCCGTAGTTCGTCCACGCGGTGACCTGGAACTTGCGCCAGCCCATGCCGTAGAGGTAGCCGAAGTTCACGGGCTTGGCCTTCTTGCGCTCCTCGCTCGTGACCTCACTTGCGGGCTTGCCGGTCATCCGCATTGCCATGGCCATGTGCAGGTCCTGGCCCGTCGCGTAATGATGGAGCATGTTGCGTTCACCCGAGACCTCGGCAGCGATGCGGAGCTCGACCTGCGAGTAGTCAGCCTCGATGAACGTCCAGCCGGGAGGTGCGCCGAAGACGCCGCGGACGAACTTGTCGCGGGGTACTTGCTGGAGGTTGACCCCGCGGATCTGTCTCTTGCCCGTCACCTTGTCTGCGTCGGCCTTGCCCGACGAGAGACGGCCGGTGACGGTGCCCGTGATCTTGAAGGTCGAGTGGATGCGGTCGTTCTCGTCCAGCTGCTCGTCATACGCAGAGAAGAACGACGAGCAGTACTTGAACCACTTGCTGCGCTCGATCAGCAGACGCGCGAACTCACCCGCTGGACCCTCGAGCTCGGCGAGGTCGAGCATGACTGCCTCAGCGAGCGAGGGGTCCCCGGGGTCGCCGTTGTCCTTGGCCTTACCGCGTGCGAGTATGGGCGCACCGAGATGCTCGAACATCAACCAGCGCAGGAAGTTCGACGGGTTGTAGTTGATCTCCTTCCACGTGCCGTGTTCGGCCCAGTCGTCAGGCACGTACGCGGCGCATCGCTCTTCGACATCTGCGAGCTCTGCGGCAGCGATGCGCCAGTTGGTCGCGAGTGCTTCACGATCGACCCAGAGGCCCCGTCGCTCCACGTCGGTGAAGACCTCAGACGCCGGCATGAGCAGGAGCTTGAAGATCCGCAGCAGTCGAGGCTGCTCCATGAGCTGAGCGCGGAACAGACGCCACAGACGCATGGTGTGCCAGGTGTCCAGGCCGTTGTACTTGAGCACCTTCGCGAGCTCTTCGAGTAGCAGGGACTTGGTCGACATCGCCCACGGCTCAGCGCCGAGGAGTTGCTGCGCCAGCGGCTTGAGTCCCTTCGGCCTGTTCTCGTCCAGCAGGTGCGCAGCGAACATGGTGTCGAAGGTGACGGTCCGGTCGACGCCGAAGTGCCGCAGCCACCGGCAGTCGAACTTCCCGTTGTGCGCGACGGCGATGGGCACGCGGCGGAAAGCCGGAGCGATGAAGGCCAGGATCCGCTGCCAGCTCGATCGCCACACAGACTGAGGGTGACCGAGAGGGAGCTGCCACACGATCGGTGTGGGGTCGTCGAGCGATCGCCACGTCGTCACGCAGAGGGACACGATCGCGGCGCCCGACTCGAACTCGTCGTGCCCCGTCGTCTCGATGTCGAAGCTGCATCCCTTGGCCTCGAGAAGCTCGTCTCGCATGGCGATTAGCAGGGGCTTGGTGTCGACTGTGCGGACGTCCTTCGGCAGGTGATCCTCAGCCGTAGCGAGGCCCGTTACCTGCGCAGCGAAGTACCGCAGGTCAGCGAGGTACCCGCCCTTGAGTCCCGGGTTGCGCTTGAACATGCCCGGCGAGATGGTCGCCATGACCTTGGTGTCACCGCGGTCGAAGACGATGCCCCGGTACTTGGTGATGCCCGACTTACCCGCGACTGAGGAGAGCCCCTCATTCCCCAGGACGAGCACCCACTCGGGCTTCATGAACTCAAGCTCTGCATCCAGGTACGGCTTGCAGGCCTTCACGTCGCCGCGTGACGGCTCGAGTTCCCAGGTACGGCACTTGACCGCCCCGGTGAACATGAGCTTGTACTCCTCGGGAAGACCGCCCTCGCGGATGTCGCGCTCGAGCTCGGCGCGCATCTTGATCGACGCCGGGAACTTGGTGACGACGAGCACCCGCGCATCAGCAGGGCCCACACCCGTGGCGCAGATGTCATCGCCCTCGGCCTGGGTGTGGAGCTTACACGCCGTGCAGGCGGCGTTCCGCACGGCGAGCTGCATCCTCGGTTCCATTGCCATGATTCTACGCGTGCCGGTTGAGCATAGCGACTGCCACGCCGGCACTTCGGAGATAGTCGAGGGGCTCCGTCAGGCGGTACGGGATCTCGTAGACGACGCGCTCCACACCTGCCTGTACGAGCAGCCGGGCGCAGACGGGGCACGGTGAATGGGTGACATGCGCAGTGCACCCCTCGAGACGCACGCCTGTACGCGCTGCGTAGGAGATGCCGTTGGCCTCGGCATGGATTGCGTCAGCGCACGGCTCATCGACGCCATGGATGCATTCTGGCGCGCCTGCGGGTGGCCCGTTGTACCCGGTGATGAGCACGCGCCCCTCGCGCGAGAAGCACGCGCCGACAGGCAGTCTCGAGCACGTGCCTCGTCGGGCGAAGACGTGCGCCACGTCCATCAGCGTGACGTCTCTAGAGGGCCTCACTGATCGCCTCCGATCGCGCCCACTCCACGTCGCCCTCGAGCAGGTGCAGGTTCGCCATGTTCATCGTCAGCATGCCGGGCTCGAGCGGGTCGTGGTGATCCCAGTCCGACTCGTTGAGGCGGTCGCAGATCCACTGCGTCAGGCGTTCGGCCATGTAGACGTCGTCCCGGAAGTGGCGACGGAACTCGACGGAGCGCATGTTGTAGGTGCACCGCATCCGCCCCTCCCGCACGGTGAACTGGTACGTGAGTGAGCAGGGCAGACGCACGTCCGCGTGGTTGCCCGTGTCTTCAGGGAACCACACGGGGAGCACGGCCTGTCGCGTCATCGGCTCGCGCGCGAGGAGGTTGACCACGTCGTCGAGATCGCCGTACTGGAAGCGGATGCCCATGTGAGTGCGCTGCTTCCCGAGCTCCTCTGAGACGTGCGGCCCGGCGTGCCTCGGCCAGAACCGCTCGGGGTACGAGTGGGAGAACGCTTCGCCCTGCTCGGTCTGGTGACGCTGGGTGTTGCCGAAGGGCCACCAGCTCTGACTGGGCGGGGGGTTGAGCGGCTTGCCGGAGACGCGCTCCTGGAAGTGGTCCTCGGCCCATGGCAGGTTGGGCTTGATCGCTGCCTGGCTCTGGTCGATGCGCGGCGCCATGATGCGGGTGAAGCGCACGTCGAGCAGCTCCCGGAAGAGGTGCTGCTTCGACCCGGCCACGCTGACGTTGTGCCACTTGCCGACCTCGATCGGCGTCTGCTGCAGCAGTCGTCCTCGCAGGGTTGCGTAGTCGTCCTGGAAGGTCATGCCTCGTCCTCGCTCGTCTCGACCATGGTGCTGGCCTCACCGGTCGGCGGCCAGTCTCGGATGCAGTCGAAGCTCAGGTCCGCAGTGGTGAACGGCGGGAGCTTCTTCATCGCCTTGTTCTGCGACTCGACCGCGTGCGAACCGTGCGCGTACTTCTCACCGTGTGCACCCGTCGGGTCCACGAACTCAGCGTGCCAGCGCTTGCGGGCTCGACGCTGCTGGCCGTAGCTCATGTCCCCGTAGTGCACCCCGTCCCGGTCCTGCTGCTCGAACGCGGTGAGTGTCTTCTCCACGAGGAGGCCCCCTGACTTCGGAGGGGTCGGCCCGTCGAGGCCCTGCTCCCGCTGCCTGATGTGCCAGGCCATGGACTTGAAGCCGTGGAACTGAGCGACCTCGATGTGCCACGCGAACTGCATGTCCTCGACGGGGATGCCGATGCGCTCGGAGACCTCTTGCGCGGCGACGTACGCGGTGCCGATGTCGAGCGGTGCGAGGAAGCCGAAGTAGGACGTGCGCGAGTGCAGGGTGATGGTCGGGGCCGGGATGCGTCGGAATGAGTAGGCAAGCATGCATGAGCCCCAGGTCCGCCACGCCGCGCCGGCATTCCGGCGTGCGGTCTGGCTCCTCGTCCGCATCACTGCGACCCCCCGCTTGCGCAGCGAGAGCTTGGCCTCGATCCCGTCCAGCCAGAGCTCGAGGGCCTCCGGGTCCACGTACTCCCGCGCGAGCTGGTTCCACCTGCGCTCGGTGTGGAACAGGCCGGCGAGGTCGTAGTCGAAGGAGAACGAGTCGGCGAGCCCTGTGACCACGTGGTTCTGCACGTCGGTGGCGTTGGAGACATCAGGCTTGCCGTACGCCAGGTCATAGGCGATGGCGTCATGGAGCTTCGCCGCGTTGTCCATGCGGTAGGTGTGGAGCATCAGATGTCCTCGTCCTCGTCGTAGCTGCCACCATCGACCAAGTCGGCCCCTTCGGTGATGTCCTCAGGACGCCGCAGGACGCTCAGATCGAGCGCACTGGCGCGTACTGACGGGAGCGGGTGGTAACGGCGTCCATCGGACTCCCTGTGAGGCCCCTCGCCCCCCTCGTACTGCATGGCGTGATCGACGCCCAGCACTTCGGCGTGGTAGCGCCTGCGTACTCGACGGTACGTGTTGTAGGTCATGTCTCCGTAGAGGATCGCGTCCTTGCCGTGCATTCCGTCCATGCCCTCGATCCGGGTCAGCCACGATCGGGAGATCTTCAGCGCCGGGTACTGCGACGACGGGTAGCCCTCCGTGTCGAGCAGTCGGGCGCGCATCGTCGGGTCACCGAGCAGAAAGGCCAGGGACTTGAACCCGTGGTACTGGGCCATGTCCACCATCCACACGAACTTCACGTCCTCCATGTCGTGGCCTAGGCGGTCAGCGACCATACTGCCGGCTGAGTAGGCGATCTGGAGGTCGAGCGCCCCGATGTAGCCGAGATAGGTCGTACGCGAGTGGAGAGTCACCTGCGGCGTCGGGCTCGAGCGGTAGGTCAGGGCGAGCATGCAGGAGCCCCACCTACGAGTCATGCCGTTGCCCGACATGCGCTGCTGCACGGTCTTGGTCCGCAGGGTGGCGATCCCGCGGCGCTTGCCCGTGAGTCGATCTGCGCAGGCCTCGACCCACGTGTCGAGTGCCTCGGGGTCGATGTACTGACGGGCCATCATCGACCATCGGCCCTCGGTCAGCCAGAGCCGCTTGAGGTCGAAGTCCCACTCCATGCTCGGCGTCTCGGCCACGACGTTGTGGAGTTGCACGTCGACTGAGGTGCAGACGTCGAGCTTGTCACGCGTGGCGAACGCCATCCTCTCGGTCAGCCGATCGTGGAGTGAGGTGAGGGTCGGCGCCCTGAAGACGTGCACTACTTCTTCTCCTTGTGCTGGCAGGGACAGCCGGTGCACTTCTCGTGCTGGCCGTTGGCGCAGGGACAGTTGGAGATCACTGGGTGTTCTCGAAGCCGTGACGCTCGAGCACTTTGGCGATGTCCGGGGGCTGGAAGTCCAGGGGCTTGACCACGTCGAAGCTGCTGCCCCGCTTGCTGTCCGAGCCGTCCTTGGAGGCGCGCACCTTGCTCATGTTCGCGGCCTGCACGGCCTCCCAGCCCTCCTGCCACGGATAGCCCAGCAGGTGCGCGGTACCCATCGCCACGTAGACGAGGTCCAGCAGGGCGTCGAACATCTTGGCGTGGTCCAGCTCGTCTAGGCCCTCGGTGAACTCGTCAAGCTCTTCGGACAAGAACTTCTCGCGGAAGCCGAGCAGGTCCATCGTGGCCTCGTCCTGCATGTCGAGCACCGGACCCGGCCCCTCGTCCGACGCGTGCAGGTCGAACTGACGGTGGAAGTCACCGACGTCTCCGAAGTTGGTCGTGGTCATCGGCCGAGCCGCCCTTCCTCGAGTACCTCGCGCGGCAGGCGCTTGGCCGAGCGGTCGTCATCCACGAGCTCGAGGTGCCCGTGCACCTTGCGCACCAGGCTGTCGAGCGAGTCGGCGCGGACGGTGATGTTGGCGAGGTCGGTGACGCGACCGCGTGCGGTCTCGCCCCCCGGTCCGTCGTCCACGCGCTTGATGGTCAGTGTGCCCGTGAAGTGCATCAGTACTCCAGGTGGTGGTCGATCGCGTCCAGCACGGTGCTGAGCGCGTTGGTGCGGGTGTAGTCGTAGATCACCGAGTTACCGGCCCACTGCATGGCCTTGGCGTGGTAGAGCCAGTACAAGGTGTGGATACTCTCGTGCACCCCGTCCATCTGATCTTCGGCAGCCAGATTCGCGAGCACCGTGGGCAAGGGGGGCAGGCACCACACGATGAGCGCAGTGTTGCGCAGGCGTGCGGTTGCAGTGATGAGCCAGCGATCATCGAAACCGCCTAGCATGTCGCGTCTTAGCACCGGGCCGTAGATCGTCTCGGAGATGACGGGGTGCCTGTCGTAGAGACGGGGTGCAGCATCGATCTGCGACTCGAACTCGAGGTCGACTCTGCGCCGCAAGTTGTGCCGGTCGATCGGCCCGCCCTTGCTGGTAGAGAAGCGCGGCGCTTCATCGACCTCGGGGTAGCGGTCCCGCAGGTCTCTCAGCAAGGTCGTCTTACCCGCCCCGTCGGGGCCTTCCAGCACGATCACTGCTGCGGCCCGTTGAGAATCCACTCAGCGAGCATCTCCAGGTCGAGTCGGTCGATCGGTGCAGGCGGCCCGATCAGTGGCCCGACGACGAGTACTTTCCGAGCAGCGGTGAGTGCTTCGATCCGCGCGAGCTGAGCGGGGGCCAGCAGGGACTGGTCGGGCATGGTGTCTCCCTCGGTCGATGTAATCCGATCTTACTGCCCACGGTTCAGACGGGCAACGTCTCTGGTTCTGCGCGCAGCAGTCGCTCGGGTCGTGTCGTGATCGCGCGTGCCACGTTGCCGTCCTCCTGGAGCGTCTCGTAGAGCATGAGGTCCACCCCGCCCGTGAGCCCTCCACCCGGTGTGGGAGCAGCACCGCCCAGCAGGAACACCTGCTCGGTCTGCCTCGGGTTGAGGGCGATCCGGTCCATGCACTGGGTGTAGTCGACCCAGCTCGTGGTGAGTGAGTACCAGATCATGCGGGACGCGGTGGACAGATCAATGCCCAGCGCACCCGCGGCGGGCTGGATGACGAACACGGCTGCTCCGTCGTGAGTGCGGAACTCCTTGATCCATCGGTCCGCGTCCTCACGCTTGATGCCCCCGCGGAGTTGGTACACCGGCACGTCGATCCGCATCTTGGTCGCCACCTCACGAGCCGTGCGGACGCACGCGTTGAGGTCCGCCTTGAAGCGGGCCGCGACGACTACCTTCTCATCGTGATCGAACGACTCCTCGTAGAGCGGCTCGAGTGCAGCGATCTTCTCGCGTCCGATGCGACGGAGCACGCCGTCGTCGGTCTTCGCCACACCACCCGCGATCTGCGCGAGCCGGAGCGTCTGCACCAGCTTGATGCTCGCCTCCACGACGGCACCCGACTTGAGCTCCGCGACCATGTGCTCGGCCATCTGGTCGTAGACTCGAGCTGAGCCGACCAGGGGGACCGGGATGAGCTTGATCTTCGGCGGTGGCATGTCGAAGCACTCGCTGCGCTTGATGGCGAACGCGTCCGCGTGCACTCGACCGATGAGTTCGCCCATCGTGTCCTCGCGCAGACCGAGGAACTTCGGGTACCCGTTCGCATGGGTCCACCGGCCGTAGCGCTCCTTGAAGTCCGCGACCGTCGGCACGTCGTGGAACCTGCTGGGGTTCAGGAACTTCCATTGCATGTAGATGTCGAAGACGCGCTTGGCCTTGGTGACGGGAGTGCCGGTGAGGATGGCCCGCTGCTCGAACAGGTGCGCCATGTTCACGATCATGTTGGCGGCCTTGCCCGACGGGCTCTTCACCTTGTGGCTCTCGTCCAATACACCGATCGCCTTGTCCTCGCCGATCCATCGCTCGATCTTCTGCCGCGTCTTGAAGCGGCCCGTCGACTTGCTCCGACGCCCGGACGCGAGCTTCTTGCCGGGTGTGGCGAACGCCTCGTAGTTGACCACGACCACGTACAGGTCGAAGCGTCCGTCGTCTCGAGGGAGCGCGACCTCCTTCCGTGAGCGCGCGTCCCAGATGGTGACGTGCACCCGGAGCGGCGAGTGCACGTGGATCTCATCGTCCCAGACGCCCATCACTCGCGAGGGGCACACGACGAGGGCCTTCCGGTAGCCCTTGCTAGCGAGGATGCTCATCCAGTCGATCGTCGTCTTGGTCTTGCCCGTGCGGGGCTCCATGAGCAAAGCGCCACCGTAACCCGAAGTGAGGAGCTTCTTGACTGCCCGGACCTGATGCTTGTACGGCGTCGTCTTCCACACGTACTTGCTCACGTGTTCTCTCCCGAGTGATAACGGTCCTTCGGGGACGGAGTCCTGGCGGGTGCTGTCTTGCGCGGGTGCTGCGGGTACGGGCAGTCGGCTCGCCCCTGCCGTGCGCAGTAGGGCACCACGCACACCGTCTCGGGTGACGGAGAGCGCCCCTCGCCGGTCACGGGTGGAACTCCCTGTCGTGGCGGTCGGCCTCGCGGTTCGCGCCGTCCTCGGTGTTCAGGGACATGCCGCTCCAGCCACACTTTCTGCCTGCGTGGCGGTCGTAGAACTCGTCCTCGTCAGTGACCTGCACGCGGCAGTGAGGGCAGCAGCCGCACAGGTAGGACGGGCCGACGTAGGGGTGCTTGCACCTCGGGCATGACAGCACCCGCCCCTGGTCAGGCATCGCGCACCACCGGGTTGAGGCGGAAGTGCTCGTGCATCCTGAACACCTGACGGCGCTGGTACGACGTGCAGCAGTCCTCGTCCTGGCAGTCCGGTCCGCAGCCGAAGCCGAACGTCGGGCACGGCAGGTACACGTCCAGGTGGGCGCAGAAGCAGCAGCCCGGCTCGTCCTCACCGCAGCCGTGCAGGTAGGTGCAGGTACAGGACTCTGCTCGGACCGTGCATCCGTCATCGCTGATCGAGCAACGGATCGGGTCAGGCACCCGCACGCCGGTCGAGCGCGCCCCGACCTCGACCTGTCGGGCGCGGGGGATGCCGCCGTGGTTGCGGCAGCGGTCAGGGCCGACACACGGGCCGTCGAACGGGTGGCAGTCCCCAGTGTCCCCGCGCATTATCAGTCTTCTCGGTTGATGAAGGAGTCCGCCCCGCGACCTCACCCATCGAGGCCGCTCGACCGCGCTCGGCAGGGCCAGCGCCTCGTCGTGGTTGACCCAGATCGTTCCGGCCTCGGTGCTGCCGTGGATCGGGTGCGTCAGGTTCGGCTCGTCGCACCCGAACCATTCGCCCTTGATGGCGATGACGGCCTTGCAGATGTTGTCGTTCACGGTGCCTCCCGGCGTAGTTGTGGATGAAAGAGAGCGCCCCGGGTCCGCGCCATAGGGCCCATTACTGTCCACTGTCTTGCTCCTGGAAGTAGGCGGTGCGAGCTGCACGGTTGAGTCGCTCGTAGACGACCCAGTCGATGAGCACGTCTGGCGCAAGCGTGCGCGGTATCCTCACGCGTCCCCCGTTATCCGTGGGCCGCTTGCGCAGATCGTCGGCAGTGACGCTTGCCCCCGTCGCCACCGTGCGCCTAGAAGCGCGCCTGGGACCGCGGCTATTCGGCGACGAGGTGCTGTGCCGCTCAGCCACTCAGGCCGCCCACCGGAACCCGCACTCGACGCAGATGTGCTGCCAGTGCTCGACGGTTCGGTCAACGCCGCACGCGTGCTTGTCCATGCAGGACTGGGTGCACAGGTAGCCCGTCCACGATGACGACCCGACGCCGTCGGGGAACAGCCTGCGCAGCAGGGCCTTCATGCTATCGGGTTGGTGTGGAGGAGCTGCATCCCACACGAGGTGCGGGTGAGCGCGGACAGTGCCATGCGCACCGTGTCCGCATCCGCGTCCTCCTGCACGATCTGCAGCAGGGTGTTACCGAGCAGCAGTGCCTCCTCCTGGGTATCGGCCAGACGTGCGCGGACCTGGGTCTCGTCCATCTCTTCGTTCTCCATCAGTACTCCCTCATGGCACTACGGCGAATGCCGCAGTATGGGCAACGGGCGTCGGTCGCCAGGTCGATCGACTCGTAGAGCGAGCCCTTGCAAGCGGGGTGCTTGCGGAAGTAGCTGAAGGTCACTGGTCGTCGGCACCTCGAGCACCAGCCCTGACCCGGCGACCAGCCGAAACCGGCTGCTAGCAAGGCAGTTGAGGGCCCGTAGAGCTGGCGCAGGCTGGTGATCGTCACGTCGGCGCGGAGGGGCAGCAGACGCTTGACGAGGTCGAACGCCTCGCGGTACGTCGCCAGGTCCTTCTTGCCCACCTTGCCGTCGTCAGCGATCGCCCACACCCTCCAGGGCAGGCCGTGCCGCAGGTTCGGCTGGAGATGGGGCGCCTTCGCCAGGACGTGCTGACGGTAGCCCGGCATGGCGAGCAGCTCGCGCAGGGTCGGGTTACTCATGTCTTGTCCCCCATGGTAATGATCTTGGTGACGTGCATCTCTACCGTCTTGACAGCGTCTTCTCCGTAGAGCTCGACTTGAGTAACGCGGAATCGCTTGAGTGCGGCGTTGGCGCGTGCCCGTGTTGTCCAGGGTCCGTAGACGTGGCGGATGATGCGACCAGTGCTGGCGGTTGCTCTCGTCTGGATGACAAACATCTCGGTCATCGCATGAAGTCCGGGTCGACGCGGCGCAGCTCGGTCAGGGCGACTGCCTGCTGAGAGCCCTGGTACAGCACGTCTCCCGTGCGCAGGTCGCGCAGGGTGTACTGCGTCGACTCGTCAGAGTTCTGGGTGACGCGGAGCTCGAACGCGGCCTTCTTGCGAGCCATGTCATCTCCTCGATTGGCGGGTGGTTGACGCAGTGATCGTATGACGTCCCGGTGAGCGACGCGACTTCCGTCAACCCCCTATGGGGGGTGCTCGCTCCTCTAAGGGGGAACGTGACCTTCTGCACCGTGGCGCGTAGATTCGACCCCTCACCGACCGAGGGAGTTCCGTGCCTGACGGCAAGACATTGACGCCGGAGCAGCAGCTAGAGGTACTCGGCAGCTGCTCTCAATCTAGCCGCGTCGTCGGCGAAGTAGCCCAAACCGCGGTTACAGTTCGAGCACAGCAGACCTCGAACCTTTCCCGTTTCGTGGTCGTGATCCACCTCAAGAGGCATTGTACGCTTGCAGATGTGGCACCCGCCCCCCCGTTCGAGCATCTCATCAAGCTCCGCGACCGTAAGGCCATAGCGCTTGGCTCGTCTGCGATGTCGTGTCGCCTGGTCTCGGACAGGTACCCCCGACGCTCGTCTCGCTGCTGCGGCACGACGCCGCCGGCGGTTCCAACAGTCTCGACATACGAGCTTCCAGTATTCGCCATCCCGACCCCGACCCCGAGGCCAAACACTCTCATGCAACGGCTTAGTCTCTTGACAATCCTGGCATTCCCGGGTATCGGTCACCCCAGATACGTTACAGCATGAGCGGCCCGCTGTCACCAGAAGGTCAAATGCGAGTATTGACCCGCATCTGGGGCCGTGACCGCGAGGGGTACGTCTTCCTGCCGTGGATCTCCGGCACAGCACGTACTCCGCAAGCGCGGCGTAAGGCGTACCACGAGGGACCGGCGTACGAATGGCCGGCGGACGAGGGCCGCATCCTCGAGCACCTCCGCGGCCACACAACCGACGACGTGTACTTCTCCGTGTCGCTGTTCACTGACCGCAGGCGCGTCGAGAACCAAGCAGAGCCCGAGCGTTGCCTTTGGGCGGACCTCGACCCCGTCGACCCGCGCACACTCAGCCACGACATCCGACCAACGATCGCCTGGGAGTCAAGCCCCGGGCGGTACCAGGGCATCTGGCTGCTCGACCGTCCGCTGGTGGGGGCCTCGTGGCCGGGCAAGGAGAACCAGCGTCTGTCATTGGCGCTGGGTGCTGACCCCTCCGGCTGGGACACCACGCAGCTGCTGAGGGTGCCGGGGCGCAAGAATCACAAGCCCGACCACCGTGACGCCGGAGACGGCGAGCCCGTCGAGGGGCAGCTCCTCTGGATGGACGGGCCGTACTACACGGCGGACGACTTCGATGACCTGCCGGAGATCCGGCTCATCGGTGAGACCGACGACTTGCTAGACGACGAGTTGCTCAGCTCGATCGACCGTCACGAGGTGTGGGCGCGCGTTCGTCTCAAGGTCTCGGGGCGCGTGCGGGAACTGATGGCCGTCAGGGATCCCAGCGTTGCTGAGAGCACTGACCGGTCCGACGCTCTGTGGCAGATCGAGCGCGACCTCGCCGACGCCGGGTGCACGCTCGCAGAGATCGTCGCCATCGTGCGGGCCAGTGTGTGGAACAAGTACGCCGGCCGCAATGACGAGCTCCGACGACTGAAGGCCGAAGCGGCGAAGGCCCTGTCCGCAGCGAAGGACGCCGAGCCGACGCTCGAGGACGTGGCGACTGCCAAGCCCGCCCCACACCGTCTGTCAGTGCTTGCTCAGCAGCCCCATCCGCGTCCCCGCTGGCTGGTGCGCAACGTCTGGGCGGAAGGTTCGTGCGGGTTCGTCAGCGGTGCGCCGAAGTCGTACAAGTCTTGGACGGGCATGGACCTCGCCGTCTCGATCGCCTCGGGTGCCAAGTTCCTCGGCGAATGGATGGTGGCTGACCCCGGTCCCGTGCTGTACGTCCAGGAGGAGGACAGCCTGACGACGGTGCTCTCGAGGTTCGAGAAGGTGATCGAGGGCCGCGCGCCGCTGAGGCACTGGCACGGGCACATGGAGCTCGACGGTGGGCAGGTGTGGTGGAGCCCACCGTCGGAGGACCTGCCGCTGGACGTCTACGTCCGGAAGGGCTTCACCTCGTCTGACCCTGCGTGGCAGTCATGGCTCGCGGAGATGCTGGCGGAGGGTTCGTCGGCTGGCGAGGGCGAGGCGCGGGTGCCGTACAAGATGGTCTTCATCGACACGATGGGCACGACGGCGGGCGACGTGGATACGGACCGCGCGGCCGAGGTGATGGAACGCATCTTGCGTCCGCTGAAGGCGCTGTCCGGCAAGTACGGAGTAGCCGTCGCCCTGGTGCACCACAACAAGAAGGCTGAGTCGGGGTCGCGAGCTGGGGCTCAGATGCTGGGCTCGGTGGCCCTGCACGCGTGGGTGGAGGACGCGCTGTACGTGCGGGAGAAGCAGCCGATGAAGGGCTCCGACGGCCGTCCGGGGTTCAAGGTGCTGGTGGAGCGCGAGAGCAAGTCGGCGCAGGACCTGCGCTTCGCCATCGAGATCCCCCAGATGGACGACATGACCGACCGTCGCTGGAGGCCCGTGGTTGTGCGCTGGGGTGACGACGACGACGCGCAGCCCGTCAAGGCCCCTAAGGGCCTTCCAGTGGAAGCGGGGGGTTCGGCAAGCGGAGGGGGTACAGGGGGCGGGTCAGGGTCGAGAGCGGGGTCGAGAGCGGGGGCTATCGCAGGGGTGAAGATCGCCAACAAGGTCAAGGACATGGGGCCTCGGGGCACGAACATGGCGACGCTGCGCGCGGTGCACGGTGGTACGGAGCCCTCTCTGCGCAAGCAGCTCGACGCTGCGGTGGCGTCAGGCTTCCTGGTGGTTGACGGGGACCGATGGATCCATGCAAGTCGGGTCAAGGGAGAGGGAGAATGATGCGTCCCCCCTCGAGTGAGGCGCCGTCTGCAGTGCGTACACGCACCCCTTACGGGGGGTGTCGTGTGATCTCCGCTAACGCTGCGAACGCCCGGCGGCCGACACACTCACACGGAGGGGACAAGGGGAAGTGACTGAGAAGGAGTACGAGCACTATGTGTTCGATAGGGAGAGGGCGCCGCGTCTGTACGCGGGGTGGGTGACGATGCTGCTGTGCCTGGCTGAGGAGGGGCTGGACGGAGCGGCTGCGAAGCCGGACGTGGTGATGGCGGCGGTGAGGGGTTCGGATCTCTCGGTGCGGACCTGCAAGAACCTGGTCAACGAGGCAGTGCGGAAGGGATGGGCGTATCGCGTGGTTGGGGCGAAGAGGCAGAGCACGTATCTGAGGCTGAGTGAGGAGGGGCTCGAGGTGCTGAGGCTGAGGCTGGGTGAAGGGTCAGGGGACGTGGGTTCGGGCGGAGGAGACGAGGGATGAGTGGCCGCCGTAACTCAGCCGCGGGGGCTCGTTCTCTCCTCCAGGCTGGGCATCCTGCTTCGGCCGTGGCGGCAGAGGTGCTGCTCCTGCTTCCTGAGGACTTCGTCCGTGCCTACGAGTCGCTTTACACCGAGGTCGTCGGTCTCAAGAGGGACGTGAATCCGGACACGGCCCGAGCGAAGGCGAAGTACGAGGTGAGGGTCTCGACAGGCCAGCAGCCGACGATGCACTCGGTGGGCGGAGCAGGCGGCTCGGGGTTCGGTCCACGATCGCCGGTCTCCTCAGACGAGGCGCAGTCACTCAAGGCCCGTGTGGACCGCAAGCTGCGGAAGATCACCCGCGAGCTGACCCGAGGAGAAAGGGCGATGCCGCGCCGATGCACGGGCAAGAACTGCCGCAAGTGGGCCGACCCCGACTGGGCCTGGTGCCCCTACTGCCGGTCCCAGACAGAAGACGTAACCGCCTAATCCTGGAGAGATGCTGTGCTCGCGAGGATCGGATAGCGTTCGGGCATGACCAAGACGACATGCGGATGTGGCACGACAGGCACTCTCGAGCAGATCCTCGGCCGGCATGAGACGCCGGGTGAGGGGCACGACCAGTGCACCATCGACCAGAACAAGGGAGCAGGGATGATTACCAACCGAGTGAACCGAGTGGGCATCGGGGACAAGGTGCTCGAGGAGCTCATGGGTAACCTCACCCGAGAGGGCTTCCAGGTCGTGGCGGTGCACGCCATCGCTGGGAAGTTCTTCGTCTTCAGCACTCGGGTCGAGACGTGACCGTCGACCAGCTCATCGAGAAGCTGACCAGCCTCAACATCGACCACCAAGAGATGGTCGTCGAGCTGGAGGTGTACGGAGTGCGGGTGGACGCGGAGAGCATCCACGTCTCCACGACCTTCGGCCGGGTCACGCTGGTGGGAACGTGACGCGCTCGTCCTCGGAACGTAGCGTCGAGGGCATGGATCCCACACAGGTCGCCAACATCCGCGTCATCGGCCCGGACGGTAATGAGATCGTGCCTGCGGTCGGCACGGTGTACCGCACGTCGGACGAGGCGGGTGAGTTCACCGAGGACCTGGTCTTCGTCGCCATGACCCAGGGTCAGTACAACCAGATTCAGGGCATGCTCACGCCGAAGACGGTCCAGGAGCAGTCGTGGGGAACGCAGGTCGCTCCATGACCGAGGCGGAGATGAAGGCGCTGCTCACGGTGATGGCGTACGACTGCCGCGCAGGTGGGTCGGGCGATCACTACTACCGGACCTTCGAGAGCCGGCGCTTCCTCATCAGTCGCGCCACGCTGAGCGACCTGCGGGCGAAGGTGCGTCTGCTGCCGGCTGGGTCGCAGATGAGGGAGCTGCTCGATGACTGACCAGCCCTGCGGCGGGAGGCTCTGCATGACCGGGGTGGGCGTCGACTGCCTGAACACGTGCTTCAAGCCGGAGCTCATGGAGAAGGCCACGGCCCGTCGCTCATACCCCCGAGTGCGGGCGGTGCCTGCGACCTACGCGGGACAGTGTCGCTCGTGCCGTGGCCCGATCCGTGCGGGAGATCCGGTCGTCTGGATCGACGGTCTCATCGTCCACGATGAGTGCGGATGACGACCGCCCATCGGCCCGAGGTCGCGGACGTGAACATGAGTGGGGCGAGCTGCGCTCGATCAGACATCGACCCGGAGCTGTTCTTCCCGCGCACCGAGGTTGAGCGACTGGCCGCGGTCCATGTGTGCTGGTCGTGTCCGCGCACCACCGAGTGCGAGCAGCTCCGCAAGAGCTATCCCGCCGAGTCCCTCCACGGAATCTGGCACGGGGTGCTGTTCAACTTCGGTCGAGCCAAGAGTCGGATAACCGGGAAGGGGAAGATGAAGGCATGAAGAGGTCCTGCTGTGACACGAACGTCCCGCTGCCGCATCGGCAAGAGTGCGCGAACGGGTGGAGCGCACCGGTGGGACTGGCAGCAACAGCGGCCACCGGCCTGGCGATGGGCGGGAGCTGTCCCGACGACGAGGAGCTCGAGCGCCTGCGAGACGCGTTCGCCTCTGCGCCCCCTGGTGTGGTGCTGGAACTGGCTGGTGCGCCGGAGGTTCTGATCCGCGATCAGTGGCAGGCGACGGGTAACTCGGTGCTCGACTCGAGCGGCATCGTCGTTGCCATGACTTCGTCGCCGGAGCTGGCGCGGGACATCGTTCAGGGGCTGCAGCTCCTGGCCTCGGCGCGGTACACGCTCGATGTGTGACGTGTGCGGGGGACTACATCCGACGGGAGACTGCTGATGCCTGAGGCCAGCCGCGAGGCGTACGAGCAGCTCGAGGAGGCGATCAAGCGGGTCATCCGCGAGCGAGGTGCACTCGAGGACGGGGAGATGCTCGTGGAGTTCGCCATCATCTGCGAGGTGCAGGATTTCACTGATCCGGAGACCAACGCTTACGTGACCATTTACCCCAACGGGTACCTCGCCACGCACCGGGCCGTGGGTCTACACAAGGTGGCGCTCAACCGGGCACTGCATGAGGGATGGACGGAGGGCTCGTGAAGCGGTTCTGGCTGCTGGGCTGGGCTTTCTGGATCTGGACGGTGTACCGCCGACTTCGGGGGCACGCGTGGCCAGTCTGAGCGAGCACCCGGATCGCTGCGGCTGCGGTCATAAGCCCGTCGTTATTGAGCTCTCGTGTGAGGCGTGCGGTACTCAGGTTCGGCAGGTCGTTCAGGCGAAGGATCACCCGAAGACATGGGGCCTTCCGTCTGACGTACTCGACGCGTTCTCCAACTCCCACCATGCGCCGCGGGTGTTCGTCCTCGGCGTCGTGACGCAGGCGATGATGTGAGAGTCCCCCGATGGGTGCGCAAGTCGACACCTTCTGAGCCCACCAAGAGACGGACTCGGGTTCGTCGTGCGGCGTACGCTCGAGGAGTCGGGGTGCGCTTTCCCGAATGGCCGCGCACACCTCCTGAGAGCGTCCGTGAGACGTTCGAGTGACGGAGGTGCGTCGTTCTGTCGTGACGTAGCGTCTAGACGCCACACGGATTGACAGGGACGCTTCTCGACGCGTAAGTTACTCAGGGTCGGCCAGTAGCGCACTCGCACTGGCCGTTCTCCCTGTAGGCCAGGCACTTCCGGAGGTGATGAGCAATGGACGACACCGAGGGTCTGGTGCTCGACTTCACCGAGGTGCGAGAGCCGCGCGAGCGGAAGCCGAAGCGGCCGAAGAGCACCAATCCGAAGGCGATCCGCAAGAGGATCCGACGCGGCACGGCCCAGCTCGAGGGTGAGCTGGAGCTGCTGTACGCGGACCGGAAGGTCATCGCCGACTGGGACTACGAGGAGCTGGCTCGCGGTCGTCCGCGGGGCAAGAACGGCCAGTTCAACGGACCCGCGCCGAAGTGGATCACGCCGGCCATCCGCGACGAGGCAACGCGTCGTCTGAGGGCCAAGGGTCTGGCCGACCTGGGGGCGCACCTCGGAGATGCCATCAAGGTGACGGCCGAGCTGATGAACGACGACTCAGTGGACCTCGACGGCAAGCCGGCAGTGCCCGCTACGGTGCGGCTCTCCGCTGCCCAGTTCATCGCTGACCACGTGCTCGGTCGCGCCACCGCCAAGGTGGAAGTCGACCTGGGTGAGAAGACGCGGACGATGCTCGCCGGAGCGATCGTGCTCCCCGATGGACAGCCCGCCGTAATCGACGGCGAGCTCGTGGACGACGACGAACAAGGAGAACCAACGTGAGGCTGCTCTCGCTCAACCGTTCCGGCACGTACCGCTCGCCGCAGGAGACGGCGGCCGAGAGGCTGCGCGCCATCGACAACTCGGGGTCGGTCGCGCCGCGTCCGTTCCCCGGCCCGGCCCAGTCGAGCCCGTCGCGCCTCGTCTCGGGTCGTCGGCTGCGCTGATGGAGAAGTGCACCACGTGCGGCCAGTCGCGGACGTGGCACGACGAGAACGAGACGGTGCACCCGTTCACTGACGGGCGGCCGGCGAATCTCGGCTCTCGTCGCGAGCGGGGTGAGAAAGGCCCCGCCGCGTCGGCCACACCCGCCGTGCTGCGGTGGCCGTTCGACCCCGTACTGCGTCAAGCCCTGGTGGACAAGGGGATCCTCACCGTCGAGGACCTCGGAGCTGCTGAGGAGAAGATCAAGCAGCAGTCGATCATCATGGGCGAAGCCGCCCGCGGATAGGAGGTGCAGTCGTGAGCTTGACCCCTGACTTCCAGCGCACGGACAAGCGGCCGTCCGAGTTCGGTGGGCGCCCCGGTCTCATCCAGCGCCAGGAGGATGGCCACACTCCGACGCCCGCCGAGAAGCAGATGCTCCTGCGCCAGCCTGACCAGTCGCCCTTCTGGGTCGACGGGGAGATGGTCGTGGAAGACCTGCCGGAGGGCTTCGACCCGGGAACGCGGCTGGTCTGATGCAGGGCGTCATCCGGCTGGACAAGTACTTCGAGCAGACGGGGTATGACCCTCATCCCGGCCAGGCGGAGATCCACTACACGCCAGCTCGCTTCAAGGTCGTGCCCTGCGGTCGACGCTGGGGTAAGACGCTGATGGGCGCCAAGGACCACGAGCCGCGCACGTTCGTCCCGAACCGATACGGCGACCCGCAGCGGGGCTGGATCGTCGGTCCCACGTACACCGACGCGGAGAAGGAGTTCCGCATCATCTACGACTCCCTCCGTCGGCTTGGTGTGGACAAGACCTCGATCAAGTTCCAGAACAACCCTGACTCGGGGAACATGCACATCACCACCAACTGGGGCTTCGATCTCCAGTGCCGGTCGGCGAAGCATCCTGAGACGCTCGTCGGTGAGGGCCTGGACTTCGCCCTGCTGGTCGAGGCGGGGCGGCACAAGCGGCGCACCTGGGCTGAGTACGTCCGCCCTGCGCTCAGCGACAAGCGAGGCACTGCGCTCTTCACCGGCGTGCCTGAGGGCGCGACCGAGAACTCCCTGCTGTACAGTCTGTTCCAGCGCGGCCTGGATGAAACCAAGCCCGCCTGGCAGTCGTGGACGATGCCGTCGTGGACGAACACCAAGGTCTTTCCGGGGGGCCGCAACGACCCGGAGATACTCGAGGCGTACGACGACCTCACGGACGACGAGTTCGACCGTCAGTACGGCGCCAAGTTCGGTGAGCGCACCGGGCGCGTCATGCAGGAATGGGACGACGAGCTGCACGTCGGGCACGTCCCGTACGACCCGTCCCTGCCCCTGTACCTGGCGACGGACTCCGGGTTCACCAACCCGTTCCGGCTGCTCTGGATCCAGATCGACCGACTGAACCAGGTGCGCGTCATCCGCGAGCGGTCGTTCACCATGACCGACACGCCTGAGATCGTGCAGGACATGCGCACTAACCCGATCGACGCGGCGCTCGCTCGCGCGGCGGTGGCTCTGTACCCGGAGCCTGCTGAGCCCGACGACACCAAGGTGCTGAGCAACGGGCTGAAGATCCCCGCTCGTACGGGCACGGGAGGCGAGCTGCGGACTCGACTCATGCTCATCCGCACGGCGATGAAGACACGGCCCACACACGTCCCCGAGGGCCATCCCGACCGGAAGCCCGGTCTCATCGTGGACCGGTCGTGCCAGCACCTCATCTGGGAGATGCGCGAGGGTTACCGCTGGCCCGAGCACCGCAGCGAGGTACGCTCCGACTCGGAGCACCCGCTGGACAAGGACAACCACTCCGTGGAAGCACTCGGTCGCTTCTTCCGCGGGTACTTCGGCAGCGTCGAGAAGCGACGTGCGAAGTCCAAGAAGGCCCGCTACACATGAGGAGGCACTGACCGGTGACTACGCCATTCACCCCGTACTCGACGGCGGCCCCCCTCATGGGTACGCTGCCCTCGTGGATCGGGTCCCTGCTCGACCAGCAGCGGATCCTGTCCTACCAGCTCTATGAGGAGATCTACTGGAACGTCCCCGAGACGTTCAAGCTGACCGCTCGAGGGGCCGAGGACCGGCCCATCTACGTCCCCACCGCGCGGACGCTGGTCGACACGACCAACCGCTACGTGGGTGCCCAGTTCGGGTTCGCCGTCGACCCGATGCTCGGCTCGCCGAATGACCAGGCCGCGCTGCAGCTCGCGTTCCGTTCGCTGTTCGCTCGTGAGCGGGTCCGCAGTCAGTTCGCTGCCAACAAGAGGTTCGGTCTCATCCGGGGAGACTGGCTCTGGCACGTCATCGCAGACCCGGCCAAGCCGCAGGGTCGGCGGCTGACCATCCGTCCAGTCGACCCTGCGTCCTACTTCCCGATCTACGACGAGGATGACATCGACCGCGTCGTCGGCTGCCACCTGGTGGACCCGTTCGAGGACCCCAGTGACAACGGCAAGATGAAGATCCGGCGGCAGACGTACCGCAAGACCGAGACGGGTGGCGTCACCGTCGAGGAGGGCATCTTCGAGCTGGACAAGTGGGAGGGCCCGCAGCACCGACCGGTCAAGGTGATCCGCGCCGTCGAGAACCTGCCTCCGCAGATCACGGCGCTGCCGGTGTACCACGTCCGCAACTTCGAGGAGCCCGGAAACCCCTTCGGCTCCAGCGAGTTGCGGGGCCTCGAGCGCATCATGGCCGCGGTCAACCAGTCGGTCTCCGACGAGGAGCTGGCCCTCGCGCTCGACGGTCTCGGCATGTACGCAACCGACTCGGGTGCTCCGGTGGACGAGGATGGCAACGACACGGACTGGGTGCTCGGCCCAGGCCGAGTGGTTGAGCTCGAGGACGGCAAGACGTGGAAGCGCGTCGGCGGCGTGTCGTCGGTCGCGCCGCAGCAGGATCACATCAAGATGCTGCTCAACTTCCTGCATGAGGCGGCCGGCACTCCCGATGCTGCACGCGGCAAGGTCGATGTGGCGGTCGCCGAGTCAGGCGTGAGTCTCATGCTTCAGATGGGGCCGATGCTCAGCAAGGCGGACGAGAAAGACCAGATCATTCTGGACGTCCACACCCAGATGTTCTTCGACCTCGTCACCGGCTGGTTCCCGGCGTACGAGTCGACCTCCTTCGGCGAGGCTCTTGTGGTGCCGACGCTGGGCGACAAGCTGCCTGTCGACCGGGCGGCGAAGTTCAAGGAGCTCAACGACATGCACGAGCGGAGGGTCATCTCGTCGTCGTTCTACCGCGCCGAGGCGACCAAGCTCGGGTATGTCTTCCCCGAGGACATCGGGGTAGACATCATCCAGGAGGAGCAGGCGCTGACGGAGGCTGCCGCGATCGCCGACCCGTTCGCTGAGCGCGCGGCTGAGGAGCTCGATGGCGAAGCCGAAGCGTAAGCTCTACCGCCGCAAGGTACCGATGGTTCGGAGGGGGAGATGACGGTGGACTGGATCACTTTGAGTGACACGGCCCGACTCATCACGGCAGTCATCGCCGCACTGGCGTTCGTCTGGCTCTGCAAGCGGGCCGTCGATCGTCAGTACCGGGAGAACGGGCTCTACCTGGGCTGCGCTCTCTTGTTCGCCGCGGGTGGTGTGGACTCGGTGGCTCGGGTCAACCACGAGTTCGAGTTCCATCTGACGCCCATCCGGCTGTCTGCGGCGCTCGTCGTTCTCGTCTACCTGGTGCGTACGTCTTCCAAGACACGCTTCAACGATGGCGAGTCGTGAGCTCGTCCGCCTGCTGAACGCGGAGATGGCGACTCGGCAGGCGGTCGATCGACTGCTCGCCGATGCGGCGTCGAGTGCTGAGGACGCAATCCGCGCGCTCGGCCGCAACCAGTCCGTCGGCGCTACGGTGCAACGCGCTCAACTCCGGGGCGTACTCGCCGAAGTCCGGGCCCAGCAGACGACACTCTGGGAGGGCGTGCGCACCGAGACGACTCGGGGCGTTGGTCGTGCGCAGGTCGCTGCGATGCAGGGTGTGGAAGATCTCGCGTCCGTCGCGACCCGTGCCGGCGTCAGCATCCCACGATCGTCCTACACGGCTCGGTCATCGGCCGTCGTGCGCGCAGCGATCGCACGGGAGACACTGTCCCGACAGGAGCTCTCAGCGACCGTCTACAAGCACCGTGCTCTCAGCATGGGCTATGTCGAGACGGCGCTGCGCCGGGGGATGGGTCGAGGGGCGACGGTGCGAGCCATCGCCAAGGATGTCCAGCGCTTCATCTCCCCTTCCACACCAGGGGGTTCGGCGTACGCGGCGCGTCGGCTCGCACGCACTGAGGTGGCGAACGCCTACCACGCTGGCTCGCGCGCCGGCTACAAGGACAACCCGTTCGTTGAGAAGGTCGACTGGCGGATCTCCGGGTCGCATCCGAAGCCCGACGACTGCGACGACCTCGCGGACCAGGGGCCGTATCGACCGCACGAGGTGCCTGACAAGCCCCACCCCAACTGTCTGTGCTCACTGGTCCCCGTGACAGTGAGCGAGGAAGACTTCATCCGGGCCTTCAACCGGGGCTCGTATGACGAATGGCTGGACCAGAGCGGTGCAGCTTGACCATCACCAGGAGGCGGAACATGAAGGAGCTCGAGATGACCCGATGCGGTCCCACCGAGGAGGACATCCTCGCGGTGCACGCCATCGTCCAGGACGCCATGACCCGCAACGCCGCGATCTTCGGCGACATGCGCATGGAGAAGGACGATGACGACGACTCCACAGACGACTCGAGCGACGACGACGCCAGCGGCGGCGACGACGACTCGGACGACCCGGGCACTGAGGGCCAGGGTGGCAAGACCTCGGACGACGACACCAGCGGTGGTGAGTCCGAGGAGGCGAAGCTTCGGAAGCGGATGCGGGCTGCAGATCAGCGCGCGTCCACGGCCGAGCGTGAGCTCCGAGAGCTCAAGGACAAGGACAAGCCCGAACTGGAGCGTGCCCAGAACCGGGTCAAGGAGCTGGAGCCTCAGATCGAGGCGCTCGGCTCCACCGTCCGAGACCTTCGCCTGCAGGTCGCCTTCCTGTCGGCCAACGAGTTCACCTGGCATGACCCGGAGGACGCGCTGCGTCTGGCCGACATGGACGGTGTGGAGATCGACGACGACGGCAAGGTGATCGGTCTCAAGGACGCGCTGAAGAAGCTCGCCACGAGCAAGCCGCACCTCGTCAAGAAGGAGCAGAGCTCCGACGACGACGAGGACGAGGGGAAGCCCAGTGGGTCGACCCAGAACGGCAAGCGCAAGGGCGACAAGAAGGCGCTGGACCGCGAGGCACTCGCGAAGAAGTACCCGGCCCTGCGCCGGTAACATCGACAGGCCTGCTAGGCCCTCAGAGAAGAGAAGGTGAACTTACTTGTCCCGCATCGACAAGTACGACTCCAAGGACGGTGGCTTCCGGGCCCCGCTCGCGGAGGACATGAACGGCGACGAGGTGGCCCGCGCGGTCGGCCTCGACGCCACCGGCGCCGTGGTCGTGGGCGAGGGGAACACCGGCATCGTCGGCGTCCTCGTCCTGACCAGCAACAAGCGCGCCGGGGACATCGTGGACGTGATGACCGACGGGGAGCTGGTCGAGTTCGACGGCGACCCCGGCACGGTCTACGGCACGGACCCCGCGGTGGGCACGATCGTCGCCCCCGTCCCGGCCGCTGGCACCCGCCTCGGTCACACCGTCGAGGGCTCGCGGCTCATCGTCCGCGTCGCCCGATAGAGCCGGGAGGCCAAGCATGAACACCGCAACCCTGCTCTCCACGCGGACTCGTTCGCGTGAGCTCGACCTCGTCTTCCCTGGTGAGGTCGCCTACCAGCCGAAGCGCGGCATGGAGCTCGTGGACCTCCAGTCCCTGGGCATCCTGCCGATGGTCGCTGGCGGCGCCCGCGGTACGAACACCGAGGGTGACGTCCTCACCCAGACGGTGGACGGCCGCGACCTCAACGAGCTCTGGGCCGAGTTCCAGGCCACCGTGCAGGCGCAGAACGCCGAGCGGCAGCGGCTCATCCAGTTCCTCACCTTCCCGGTCACCTCGCCGGTGGAGGACGTCGCCCAGTTCGTCGGAGACGACTTCGAGGAGGCGTCGGAGTTCGGCGAGCCGAAGGGGATCCGCGCGTCGGGTACCTACTTCTCGCTGGGCTACGACTTCAAGTGGTACGACCTCGCGGCGCGCTTCACCTGGAAGTTCCTCGCCGAGGCCGACGCCCGCCAGGTCGAGGCGATCAACAACGCCGCGCTCGAGGCCGACAGCCGCCTGGTCTTCCAGCGCGTCTTCAAGACCATCTTCGACGAGCGCAACCTCCAGACCGACATCCGCGGTCAGGCGTACCCGGTCTACAAGTTCTACAACGGCGACGGCACCGTGCCGCCGGCCTACAACGGCCAGAACTTCGACGGGGCCCACACGCACTACTACACCTCGGGTGCGGCCACGGTCGACGCTGGGGACGTCGAGGAGATCATCGACCACCTCAAGCACCACGGGTACTCCACGATCAACGGCCACCGCGTCGTCATCATGGCGCACTCGGCGCAGGCGAAGATCATCCGCCAGTTCCGCTTCGGGACGAACGGGGCGACCTTCGACTTCATCCCCGCCCAGGGCCAGCCCGGTCAGCTGTTCGTGCCGGGCACCGTGCTCATGGGCTCGCAGCCCTCGCCGGACCTCCAGGGTCTGAACGTGATCGGCTCGTACGGGAACGCGCTGATCGTGGAGAACGACTACATCCCTGCGGGGTACCTCTTCGGCTTCGCCTCGGGCGGCGCGGAGAACCTGCAGAACCCGGTCGGCTTCCGCGAGCACGCCAACGCCGGCCTGCGCGGTCTGCGTCTGGTCAAGGGCGCCAACGCCGACTACCCGCTCGTGGACTCGTTCTACAACCGCGGGTTCGGCACCGGCATCCGGCACCGCGGTGCGGGTGTCGTCGTCCAGATCTCGGCGGCGGCCGAGTACTCCACGCCGGCGCAGTACGCGTAGGCGCTCTCGGACAGTGAGGATGGGGCGGGTGTCGGGCCGCCTCCTGGGCCCGCCCCGTCCTCACTCTGACTTCTAGAAAGGAGCCGGCATGAGCCGGTCGATCGACCTGACCAAGCCGCTGTCCGACGAGGACAAGCGGTACCTGCGCATCCGAGGCCGCGAGAACGAGGTCCTGGAGAACGAGAGCCAGTTCGCTGCTGAGCCGGAGGATGACGACTCGGAGCCCGACGGGCCGCTGGAGCCGCCGTACGACCAGCACAGCAAGAAGCAGCTCATCGCGGAGATCGAGCGGCGCAACGCGCTGCCCGAGAACGCCGAGTACGAGGACATCTCCACGTCCGGTCCGATCCGCGAGCTCGCGGCCCGGCTGGTCGAGGACGACGAGGCCTCGGAGGAGTAGTTCGCTGGCGGCGGCGCGTGATCGGTGACATGGCTGCTCACGCGCCGCAGCGAACGAACGCACTCACGCACGATGCGTCTTAGAGCTGCCTAGGCTGCTCTGTGACGCTCTGGCACCCCCGCACTGGGGGCGTCACAAGCACGACGACGCAGCGCGTCTCAGGCGCACGCTCACGCGCTCGTTCTCGAAGGGGGATGTAATGTCTGCATACGAGGTGGTTATCGGCGATGACGGAGATGTCATCCGTTCCTCTCTCATTACTGCTGAGCTGATTGGGGCAGAAACACCCGCGGGGGCTCAAGCGAAAGTCGATGTTGTTGCCGCAGCCCTAGCTGCTAAAGCAGCGAGCGATAATGCCACGTTTGTCGCCTACGACGGTGACGAGTTCACCGTCGGCGGGGAGCCGGTCGACCTGGGCAGCGGCTCCGGCCTTCCGTCCACCGTCGTCAACCGGACCAGCGCCTACACGGCGGCGTCGGCCGAGTTCGTGCAGGCCGACGTCAGCGCGGGCGGCTTCACGGTAACGCTGCCTGCCGCCCCGGACGTCGGCGCGCTGGTCAGCGTGAAGAAGGTCGACAGCAGCGCCAACCTCGTCACGGTGGTCGCGTCCGGTGGCGGCACCATCGACGGCGACGCCTCGGCGGTCGCCACGTCGCAGTGGGCTGGTGCGGTCTTCCAGCACGTCGGCAGCAACGTCTGGCGCGTCGCTGCAAGCATGAGCACCGTCGGCGCTCCCGGCCCGACCGGGGCCCAGGGAGCCCAAGGGCCGTCGGGCTCATCGGCAACCAGCTTCGTCCTGCCGGTCGGCCTGTACTTCCCCCTGGCCCCGATGACCAACAACACGGTTACGCTGACCAAGGACCTCGAATACTGCTATCCCGTGCTGCTGCCTGGCAGCGGCACCCTGAGCTCACTGCGCCTGGGGATCAACAACAACCCCGACGGTACGCCGGTCCTGCGCATGGCGATCCGGGCGGACAACGGCGGCCTGCCCGGCGCGGTAGTCAGCGAGACATCGTTCACCGCCACGGCGGGGGCGAAGGACTGGAACCCCGGCTACGCCTACAGCGGCCAGTTCTGGATCAGCATCGTGGGCCAGGGGTGGAGCGCGACGGCCATGACCATCCCGGCGTGCAACTCGCCGTTCACCCCGTTCATGCCGGTGATGCTGGCTGCTGCCCGCGCCGACGCTGGCTGGGCCGCCGGTCACACCATCAACGCCTCGACCAAGTCCGGCGTCACGGGAACCATCGCGGCGTCTGCTGGTGTCCCGTCGTCCCCCACCACCACCACGCTCGGCGGTCTCATTCCCGCCTTCTACGCGCGCCGGGGTGCGTAGTGCCCAACCTTGGCAGCACGCAGCCGGCGCGGATCACAGCCGCCGCCGCGCCGCCGTCGTTCCCGAAGCAGCCGGTCACCTACACCGATCCGCTTGGGCGCATGATCGTGCCGTTCGGCGCGCTGGACCGCTGGTACGCCTACGCCCGCAACCCGGTCGGCCGTCGTGACCTGCTCGCCTGGGGCGACAGCACCACCATGGGTGCCGAGGCGGGCGGCAACGACTACTCCCGGCGGGATCATGGGCAACTTCAGCGGCAGTGTGCAGAAGTCCGTCGCGGGCGCCGGGCTCAGTGCGTCGGACCTCATCGACCCGGCGAACTACACCCGCTGGGACACCGCTGTCCCGTCGCCGCACGCCATCAACCCGGTGCTGGCGACGCTCAACCTCGGCTTCAACGATCTGACGAGCGCACCGGCTGACACGGTCGCCCGCTGCACACTCGGCGTGCAGCGGTTCGCGGCGATCTGCAAGGCCGCCGGATGCGACGGCATCGTGATGAGCGGGCAGCACCCGTACAACGCGAGCTGGCCGACACACGGCGCTGCCGTGTATGCAGCCCTGCGCGACACCGCCTTGGCGAACGGGCTGGCGTTCTTCGACATGCTCTATCCGGTCGCTGGGGCGGCGCTGTCGTATAGCGGCGGGACGAAGAACCCGCACCTATCGAAGGTCGAGTACCAGGCGCAGGCCGACTACCTGTGGGACGTCCTGCTCCGGCCGTGACCGCCCTCTAGGGGCGGTCGCGTTTCACGTGCCACAGCTTTGATCGGACAGAGGAGGACGACATGGACTGGCGCGACAAGGACGACGACGACCTGACGGCTGAGGACATCGACGCGATGTGCGCCGCCGGAACCACTGCCCGAGTCACGGGTCCGCCGACGCATCCCCTGATAACGGTCAACGGCATCCCCGCCACCTACAGCGTGGACGACGCGGCCTTCATCGCGACGTCTGGGGTCGTCCGCTAGGGGCGGTTATGTATCACAATCGAAGGGAGGAACCATAATGGCCACGGTAGTAGTAATCTCAGAAGCCGAAGTGCTTGCCCTGCGGACACTGGTGGGGTCCACCAGTCTTTCCAACGAGCGCTTGTCCGAAATCTTGGCTACCACACTGGACAACGACGGCTCCCCCAACATTCAGCGAGCAGCCTCAGTAGTGTGGCACACCAAGGCCAGTGAGTATGCGGATTTGGTCGACACGTCCGAGAGTGGCTCGACGCGGAAGCTCTCGGACCTGCACAAGAACGCGCTGACGATGGCGCGGCACTACGACACGCTCGCCGCCGGTGTGGCCCCTGTAGCCACAGCCGGGCGTTCACGGACCCGGGCGATCCGCCGTGCCGAGTGACGCGGAGGTCCAGCTCAACCGCCTGCAGACGACAGCCTGGATCGACTACGACCCCCGCACCATCGTGCTGCAGACCGTGGATGCGGTGCCGACATCCTCGGGGGGGTTCACTCGAGACACGTCGTCACGCGTGCCTCAGATCGGACGGCTCATCTCGCGAGGCGACGTGGAGGCTCGACCCCGACCGATGGTCGACGGCGAGATAGTCGAAGACGACTTCGTTCTCGTCTTCCCGTGGGACGCTCTCGTGGAGCGCGGGGACTGGTTCTACCTGGACGGCCTCAAGTACGAGGTAGTCTGGGTGAACGACGGCCCCACACGGTTCTACGAGCGCAAGTGCGGGGTCACGCTTCGTGGCTAAGAACGGCTTCTTCCTGACCCTCGACACGCTGACGCCGAACCTCGGCAAGATGACCGACGAGGTGGACAAGGCGATCCGCGCGATCCTCGAGCGTTACGCGCCGATGGCCGAGGCGCGGATGAAGCAGGGGGCTCGCTGGACAGATCGCACGGGCGCTGCTCGCATGGGTCTCGGGGCGAAGATGCAGAGCAGCCGGGATGAGTACGCCATCGTCCTGTACCACACGGTCGAGTACGGGATCTGGCTCGAGGTGCGCTGGTCGGGTCGCTACGCCATCATCGAGCCGACGATCGAATCCATGGGTCCCGAGGTCATGGCGGGCCTGGATCGCATGCTGGGAAGGATGTTCTGATGCGAGTCACCGTGCGAGACATGCTGCTCGCTCACGCGCCGTTCTCGGCGATCTACCCGGCGTCCCGGTTGGTCGAGGCCAGCGCCATCACCCTCGACGTGTCGCGAGAGCCACCGTTCGCAGTGATCCGGATGGGTCGCATCTTGCGGGGTGTGGGAGCGGTCACGACGCGCACCATGCAGCTCTGGTGCCACGACGCGCCCGGGACCTACACCCGGATCGACGAGGCTCTTCGCGAGGCGCGCAAGGCGCTCGACCTCTGGAGCGTCTCCACACAGCGTGGCTGGCTCATCCGATCCGAGTGGGTGGGTGACGGCGAGGACAGCTACGACGACGGACACAAGACCATCGTCCGAGTGGGCGCATGGGAACTCACAGGAACAGGAGAGTGAACGGCATGAAGCAGGTCACCTACACCGGCTTTGGTCGACGGGTCATCAGCAAGAAGGACTGGAAGTCCATCGGGATCGAGGCCGAGAACATGGAGTGGCCCAACAGGGGCGCCTCCGTGACGGCGGAGCTCACCGACGAGCAGGTCGAGTACTTCACCAAGACCGACAACAACTTCAAGGTCTCGGACGCCGACGACGACGCCGAGCCCCGGACCACGGGCGTCAAGGACAAGGAGACGCCCGACACGGCGGGTGGAGATGCGGCCGGCACCAAGGCCAGCGGCTCGACCGACCTCGGTTCGCCGTCGCCCTCGCCCAGTCGTGGGGCGCGCAGCACCCGCTGAGCTGCGCTGTTCGGGCACCATGCACGCGCGGATCGTGGACGGCGAACTGGAGATCAAGTGCGGCCGTCGCGCGTGCGGTCATGCTCCGGGCATCGTGGTTCTTCACCGCTTCAGCACCACCACCGGTGACCTGCTGAGGACCCTGCAGTACAAGACACCGAACGGAAGGAACAGCCCATGACCACTCTCCCCTACGGAATGCGGGACGTGAAGCTCACCCCCTGGGAGGGTGACACGCTCGCTGGCACGTCCGTCGACCTGCCGAACGCACGGACGTTCTCGTTCTCCGAGTCCGAGGAGTTCGAGACGCTCCGCGGTGACGACCGGCACGTGGCCATCCGCGGTCGCGGCGCTGCCGTGATGTGGGACCTCGAGGCGGGCGGCATCTCGCTCGAGGCCTACGCCATCATGGCGGGCGGTGAGGTCACCACCACCGGCGTCGCCCCGGCCACGGTCACCACGTTCCGGAAGAAGGTCTCGGACGTCCGGTCCTACTTCAAGGCCGAGGGCCAGGCCATCTCCGACGGCGGTGGCGACTTCCACACCGTCATCTACAAGTGCATCGCTTCCGGGGACCTGGAGGGCGAGATGACCGACGGCGCCTTCTGGCTGACCAGCGGCTCGGGCGAGGGTCTGCCGGTCGACGTGGACGGCGACGAGGGGGTGCTCTACGACTTCGTCCAGAACGAGACCGTGACCCCCATCGCCTGACCCCAGGCGCCCCCGCACACAGAGCCCCAGGAGGCCCAACATGCCGAAGACCAAGACCCCGAAGAAGGGCTGGAACAAGACCAAGAACGAGGACCTGACGCTGCCCAGCGGCGAGGTCTGCAAGGTGAAGCGGCCGGGACTCGAGGCCTTCATCAGTCGGGGCCTCATCCCGGACCCGCTCATGCCCTTCATCATGGACCAGCTCAACAAGGCCAAGGGCACCCCGCCGGGGAAGAGCGAGGTGGGCGAGAAGGACCTGTCCAAGCTCATGAAGGACCCGGCCAAGCTCGCGGCCATGATCGACCTGGTCGACGCGGTGCTGGTGGACGTGGTGATCGAGCCCACGGTGCTGCCCGTGCCGGAGAACAACGAGGACCGTCGAGACGACGTGTTCTACCCCGACGAGGTGGATCTCGAGGACAAGATGTTCATCTTCGCCTACGCGGTCGGAGGTACCCGCGACCTCGAGCGGTTTCGCGCAGAGTCCGCAGGAGCTCTGGCTGGCGTGGAAGATGTCGCAGGCGTACCGGTGCCGACCGAGTGAGCTTTACGACATAGATGGCGGGCACCGAGCTTGGTGCTTCGACAACGCCGTCCACACCTTCGGGTCATCACTCGAGGCAGAGCTCAACAAGCACACTGGCAAGGACGCGACTCGCAAGCAGCAGGCCGTGCTCGGCAAGTGGCTGAACTTGCCTGACCACCTTCGCTTCCGGTCCCCGTCCGCACCCACCCGATAGGAGGCGGTTCTCATCTCGTACAACCTCGGTACCGCACGCGGCAGCATCGAGATTGACGCCTCAGGTGCTCGGGAGGGGGCCGCCCAGGCAGAGGAGGCCGCTGGACGGGTCTCTGGCAGCTTCGAGAAGGCCGGTCGCGGTCTCACCATCATCGGCGGCGCGATGGCCGGTGTGGGAGCGGGAGTTGCCGCGGGGTTCGCCTACGCCATCCAGACGGCAGCGGGCTTCGAGGAGCAGATGTCCGCGGTCAAGGCGGTCACCGGCGCCACCGAGCAGGAGATGGACGCTCTTCGCGAGAAGGCTCTGCAGCTCGGTAAGGACACCGCGTTCTCGGCGGGCGAGTCGGCTGACGCCATGTTCCAGCTCGCCCAGGCGGGTCTCAACTCGTCGGACATCATCAACGGTGCGGCAGACGCCGTAGTCGCGCTTGCTGCGGCCGGGTCGATCGACATGCCCACTGCGGCCGGCATCGCTGCGGCGGCGATGAACAACTTCTCGCTCGCTGCGTCGGAGATGCCGAAGGTCGCTGACCTCATGGCGGGTGCGGCCAACCGATCGGCTACAGACGTGGTCTCGGTCGGTGAGGCATTCAAGTACGTGGCGCCCCTCGCGAGTGCGGCCGGCGTTTCCCTGGACGACACAGTCACGGCCATCGCTGCGCTCGCCAAGGGCGGGATCACCGGCAGCCAGGCGGGTACCACCCTGCGCCAGATGCTCGTCGCTCTCCAGCCCCAGTCGGAGAAGGCCGCCGGGGCGATGAAGGAGCTCGGCCTCATCACCGAGGACGGGGCGAACCAGTTCTTCAACGCCGACGGCTCGATGAAGTCGATGGCCGAGGTCTCGGGCCTGCTCGCGGGTGCGCTGAACGGTCTCACCGACGAGCAGAAGTCAGCTGCATTGTCGACCATCTTCGGCTCTCGCGCCATGGCCGGTGCGGTCGCTCTCGCCAACCAGGGTGAGGCGGGGTTCCGGGAGCTGGGCGCGGCCATCGGCGAGGTGTCCGCGGCAGACGTGGCTGCCGAGAAGATGAACAACCTCTCTGGTGCGATGGAACAGTTCAAGGGCTCCATGGAGACCATCGGCATCACAATCGGTACGTACCTCCTGCCTGCGGTCACGGCCATCGTGAACAAGGGTCTCGAGATGCTGAACTGGTTCCTGAATCTGTCGCCCACGATGCAGAAGGCCATCATCGCCTTCGTGGCGATCACCGGGGCCATCATCGGGGTCATCGGAGTCGTCCTTCTCATCGTCGCTGCGGTCGGCGCGTTCATGGCCGCCATAGCGCCTGTCGCGGCTGCCATCGGAGTCACGGTGGGAGCCCTCGTCGGCATCATCGCGGTGGTCCCCCTCATCATCGCCGCGATCGTCGCGCTCGGCATCCTCATCTTCATGAAGTGGGATGAGATCAAGGCATTCACCATCGCGGTCTTCACCGCCATCAAGGACTTCCTGGCGAGCGTCTGGGGCTCGATCTCCAGCACGGTCAGCTCGGTCGCGTCGTCCATCGCCGGCGTTGTCACGACCGTCTTCACGGCCATTGCCACCTTCTTCACCACCATCTGGAACGCCATCTACGGCGTTATCTCCTCAGTGCTGGCGACCATCGCTGGGGTCATCTCCTCGGTCTTCAACGCCGTGCGCTCAGTCATCACCTCGGTGTGGAACGGCATCTCCTCTTTCATCTCCACGGTCTTCGGGATCATGGTGGCCGTGGTGACTGCCTACCTCAACGCCTGGAAGGCCGTTGTCACCACGGTCTTCAACACCATCAAGGGCATCTTCAACGCGGTCTGGAACACCATCGGAGGCCTGGTCAAGGCCGTCTTCGAGCTCATCGTCGCGGTGGTCAAGCTCAACCTGGCGATCATGGCCTACGCCATCGGGTCGGTACTCAAGGGAATCCAGGCCGTCTTCACCACGATCTGGGACGCCATCAGCAGGGGCCTCAGTGCAGTGCTGTACGTCATCTCCCAGAGGGTGTCGCAGGTCTGGAACGCAATCAGCGGGGTCATCTCCACGGTGATGAACGCCATCCGGGGAACCGTTTCCTCAGCCTGGGGAGCGATCTCCAGCTACGTCTCCGGGGTGCTCAACTCCATCGCGAGCGTCGTGCGGTCGGTGTGGAGCTCGATCCAGGGCGCCGTCTCCTCGGCGATGAACGCCGTCCGTAGCGTCGTTTCCAGCGCCTGGGGGGCCATCTCTGGGGTCGTCTCCGGGGCGGTGAACCAGGTCATGGGTGCAGTCAACCGAGTTGCTGCGGTGGCAGGCATCGTGGGTGGGGCTTTCAACGCCGCACGCAGTGCCGCTGCTGGTGCGCTGAACGGTCTCATGTCCACCGTTAGCGGGATCGCTGGTCGTATCCTCGGCGTCGTCGGGGGCTGGGGCAGCCTGCTGGTCAACGCCGGCCGCAACATCATTCAGGGGCTCATCAACGGAGTCACCGCCAAGATCGGGGAACTGACGTCCAAGCTCAAGTCCATCACCTCGCTGATCCCGAAGGTCAAGGGTCCGCCCGAGAAGGACAAGGTCCTGCTGGAGCAGAACGGAGAGCTCATCATGTCCGGCCTGCTGCGCGGGATCGAGGGGCAGATCGGGCCGCTCGAGAAGCTGCTTGGCGGCGTTTCTAGGACGATTCCAGACGCTGTGACAGCGACGATACCGGTGAGCGTTGCTCGCACGTCAGCAACGTCCTCACCGATCCCCTCTCAGCCCACACGACAGGGCGATACCTGGCACGTCGCCAAGGTGGAGATCCCCGCTGCCGACCTCGCAGAGATGAAGACCGTGTCCGAGTTCTTCGACCGCATCGAGCACGAGTCGCGTCGTCGGGGGGTGGGTACTCGTGGCTAAGAAGGCCCGCTGGTCCATCAACCCTCGAGACATCGTGTCCCGCAACCGCAAGACTGAGGAGGGGACGCTGGAGATCGAGCTGCCCCTGCTGGAATCGGGCGAGAAGCAGGCCACCGTCCAGCTCACGATCACCGCAGACCGCGCCTTGCTCGTGGTCGTCAAGGGAGAGCCCGGCATGACCCTGACCGACTTCCAGGCCTGGAGCGACTTCTGATGTCGTCCTCAGTGACGTTCTCTTACACGGGAGCCGTGCAGGAGTGGACGGTGCCGGCTGGAACGGTCGGCTCGATCACGGTCGAGCTGCTTGGCGCGGAGGGGGGGGGCAGGTTCGGCCTCGGCGGCAAGGGCGGGCGGCTCGTGAGCGGCCTTGGTGTCGTGCCTGGCGACGTGCTGCAGATCGAGGTCGGGGGTAAGGGCACGACGGGTCAAGCGGCAACGGCAGGCGTCGCCGGTGGCTGGCCGAATGGCGGGGATGGCGGGCCGTCGATCCACAACGGGCCCGGCGGGTCTGGAGGTGGCGGCTGGACGGCGGTCCGCAAGAAGACATCGGGCAACGTGTTCCTCGCGGTCGGCGGCGGCGGCGGCGAGGCGGGCATCGAGGACTTCCCGCGCGGCGGCGGTAAGGGTGGTGTGCTGAAGGGGTCGCCGGGTGGGCGCACGACTGGCACGAATCCTGACGGGGGTCAGGGCGGTGTCTACACACCAGCGAACGGCGTCGGCACCGGCGGTGCTGCAGGAGGGGCGAACGCAACACAGGGCCGCAACGGCAGCACGGTCGCGGGCACGGGCAGCAGCACCTTCAACCACGGCGGCACGGGCGCGACGAGCAGCGACGGGTTCAACTATGAAGACGCGTGCGGCGGTGGCGGCGGTGGCGGTGGGTTCGGCGCGGGTGGCGGTGGCGGCCCGACCGCCGGTGGCGGTGGCGGCGCGGGCTACTACGGAGGTGGCGTCGGCAATGTCACCGAGCAGGAGGGAGTGCGCTCGGGGCACGGCCTGGTCGTCATCACTTACAACCGCGCACCGGCCATCCCGGGTGCGTTCACAGAGCCCGTCGGCGGGATCGTAGACACGACGGACACCGACATTCACCCCGTCTCCTGGGGAGCGGGTAGTGACCCTGATGGGGACACGGTCAAGTACGACCTGGAGATCTCGACCAACAACGGGGCCTCGTGGGCTCGGCTCGCGACGGGTCAGACGGGTATTACCCGCGACGTGAACTACAGCGGGTACCCGGCCACGACGGCTGCTCGGTTCCGAGTGCGATCGGTCGACACCTCGGGAGCCGTCTCGAGCTGGCGTCAGAGCTTGGTCTTTGAGATCCGGCACAACCGTGCGCCCACGTCTCCGACGAACCTGGCGCCGGCGAACAACCTGACGTACGACCGTCAGACGACGCGACGGTTCTCGTTCAAGTTCAACGACCCCGACACGGGAGACCTGCCGTCCAAGCACGAGGTCCGGTACCGCAAAACGGGCACGAGCACCTGGACGGTGCGAGCCGCAACCACGTCCAACGCCTACCAGGACATCTCGGGCGGCACGTTCACCGTCGGGGACTATGAATGGCAGGTTCGCGCGGCGGACGGCGTCGGGGTGTGGTCGCCCTGGTCTGCGTTTGCGTTCTTCACCGCGCAAAACGTGCCCGTCGGTCCGACGATCTTGTATCCCGCTGGAGATGGGAACATCTCGACGGTCACTGACGTGCTTCAATGGTCCTACCCCTCGCAGCAGGCGTTTCAGGTACAGCGGGTGGCCGACGACGGGACGGGTAACCCGGACCTCACCACGGTGTACCACGACAGCGGCCAGCTGGTCAGCGCCACACAGCGCGACTACGGCCTTGAGTTCCCGGTCAACCTGCGCACCGAGCACATTCGACTGCTCATCCAGGAGAACAACCTCTGGTCGACGTGGGTCTCGGTTCGTGTCCTCGTCAACTACGAAACCCCGCCGTCTGGGCTGCTGCAGGCCACAGTTCAAGCGGGACAGGGGTTCATCACGATCGAGCACCTGCCCGTCGACCCTGTCCCGCCGGAGCCCAACCCGGTCGAGGTCGGCATTTGGCGTCGAGCTCCGAACGAGACGGAGTTCACCAGAGTCGCGGTGATCGGTCCTGGCGGGTCGTGGAACGACTACTCAGTCGCCTCAGGTGTGGACTACGTCTACTACGGTGACGTGCTGTCCGACGTGAACACCCGTTCAAAGACTCCGGAGATCGACACGTCCATCACCCTCCGCGGGGTGTGGCTGCTCGATCCCCGCGAACCTCTGGAGACCGCCTACCGATTCCAATGGGACGGGATGGGCCGTTCTCGGGAGCGCGAGTACGAGGCGTCGGTCATCCACACCGAGGGCCGTGCGCTGCCCCTCGCGGAGTTCGGATCGAACCTCAGCAGCTCGGTCTCGATCAACCTGGCACTCGAAGGCGAGGACGTGGGCCGGATGCAGGCGCTCATCGACCGGCGCACGGTGCTGCTGTACCGCGATGGAAGGGGCACCAAGCACTACGTCATCATCCCGCGGATGCCCCTATCAGACACGGCCTACGGCGCCCAGATGGCGTTCGAGGCCATCGAGGTGGACTACTCCGAGGAGGTTTAGATGCGTTCTCTGGACCTGGCTCCCTACGGACCCGATCAGGTCTCAGACGCTCTTACCGCAGCCAAGTCAGGTTCGCGTGAGGTGCGGTTCCGATACGAGCGATGGAGCAAGGAGAACAAGTACCTCGGCCCGATGCAAGGTGTCCGGGACGCCAAGGTCAGTCACCGAGCGTTCGCCGACATCCCTCGCACGGCTTCTCTCACCTTCGCTGAGGAGTCGGACATCGACTGGCTGAACGACCGCGTGAAGCCGTATGTCATGCTCCGGATGCCCGACGACGGCTGGGTTGAGTGGTCGCTCGGTCTGTTCCTGATGAGTACGACCAAGCGCCGAGCCACGTCGGTCAACACGGGTCGTCCGGTGGATGCGTACGACCAGACGATCGTCCTGCGGGAGGACAAGCTCGGGGATAGGCTGGTCATCGCCGCGGGAAGCAACGTCGTGGTAGCGGTGAACGATGTCCTGGCAGGGGCGGGCATCACCCTGCGGAACATCACCACGAGTTCCTCGACACTGCCCGTTGACCGTGAGTGGGAACCGGGTACGAGCAAGGCTCAGGTGGTCAACGACTTGCTCTTGTCCATCAACTACGGGTCCCTTTGGTTCGACGCGGACGGGTACGCCATCGGGGTTCCCTACAAGCCTCCGTCTGAGACCGGAGCTCAGTGGAGCTACCTGGACGATCAGCGCAGCACCATGCTGCCCGGGCTCGACGTGTCCCTGGACCTCTTCAACGTCCCGAACAAGTGGGTCGTCATCGTGAGTGAGCCCGACCGCCCCTTGCTCCGGGCCGAGTACACGAACACGAACCCCGACAGCCCCACTTCGACGGTCAATCGAGGACGGACGATCGTGGACTTCCGCGAGACCGAGAACGCGGTGTCTCAGGCCGTGCTCGACGCGCGGGTGCTGCGCATCGCCCACGAGGCCAGCCAGGTCTACGAGTACCTCGAGCTCCCGACGTTGGCGATGCCCATCCATGAACACTTGGACGTGCTCGAGGTACGCTTCGGCCGGCTTGGTGTGGAGGCGCTGTTCCAGGAGACTGGGTGGGATCTCACGCTTCGAGCTGGCGTGCCGATGAACCATCAGATGAGAAGGCTGGTGCAGGTGTGAGTCTCGCAGACGTCTTCTTCAACGCAGTCCGCGGACCTGAGCCCGAGCGATCCACACGACTGGCCACGGTGATCGAGGCGGGAGATCTATCGGCTCGAGTGCGCTTCGACGGCGAGACGCTGGACAGCCCGAAGTGGTACCGCACGGTCACCCCCGTTCAGTTCGGCTGGAGAGTCCTGCTGACGCGCAGCGGCCGCACCTGGGTCATCCTGGGCTCGGTGTCGCACACGGCTGGGTACTTGCCTGAGGCAGACTTCAACGGGCTGTTCGACACGCGGGTCGACTCGATCGACCAGAACCTGTCGGCGGCCTTCACCGATCCAGTGAACGCGTTCCCCGACCGGGTCAGCGTGCGGTTCATGGGCGACGGCCCTGGCGCTCCGATCCCCGGTCGGTCGTGGACGGTGACGACGGCGAAGCGCTCCAGCACCGTCGTGGCGCAGACGGCGCAGGCGCGCGACAGCACCACGGTCGTGACCGTCCCTTCCTACACGCGGCACGGCTACGCGGGCGGCGGTGGCGGCGACTGGGGCCCGTGGCAGCAGATCACGCCGGTGCCCTACTCGGGCGCGCGGGTGTTCCTCGACGCGAACTTTGTCATCCCCTCGGGTGTCACTGAGTACGTCCCGTTCACCAGCGCTGGCATCATGCACGACACCGATGCCTACGCCTCCGACCTCGTCGCGACAGCCGGACGGCTCCGGGTGCCGACTGCAGGCAAGTACCGGGTGGATGCCGGGGTCAGGCATAACTACCAGACGGACCCGTCGTGGGTCGTGGACCTGTACGCACCCGCGCTCGCCGCCCGCGTTCGCCCGTACAGCACGCCGACCTCTTCGGCGCAGTCCTACCTCCTGTCGTCGGGGGTCACGACGTGCGCCGCGAACGACCTCATAGGTCTTCGCACGGCGCAGTTCGACGGGGGTAACCGCACGATCTACGGAGGCGCCGATTGGCAGACGTGGCTGAGCGTCGAGAAGATCGGATGACCGAGGAGAGCGGCTAATGCCTGATCGCCTGCGGACCTCCATCATCATCGTCGTGGCGACGGTGTGGGCCGCTAACTTCACCGCTCCTCTCTTCATCTCTGAGTTCTCGCCTCCCTCGGAGATCAACGTGGCCTTCATGGCGATCATCGGCGTGCTGTCTGCCTCCTACAAGTCAGACAAGGGGAAGGGAGATGACTGAGTACGTGATGGAGGCCTCCTCATGGTCTGCGCTCGGCTTGGTCTTCGGCTACGTCATCGGCAAGGCTCACTGCTATTGGAAGGACCACCGTGGCCCCCACTGAAGAGCCGCCCCAGGTCATCCCTCGGGTGGACTGGGTAGACGGCGAGCCGATCATCGCTCGCGAGGAGGTGCACAAGCCCAGCCCTGTCCCCCGCAGTCTCGCCATTATCCTGGTGATTCTGGCCTCTCTGACGCTGGCTCAGGGCTTCATCCAGCAGCGAGAGCGGAGTAACCAGGTCGAGCTCAACGAGCAGCTCCTCGATCGGCAGCAACAGCTCATCGGTAGTCTGGCCCGAGAAGTCGATCGCACCTCGAGAGACCAAGAGCAGCTCACCAATCTGGTGGCGGCCATCCTGGCTGGAGCTACACCAGAGGAACGGCGCGTAGCACTCGAAGAGTTCCTCGCTCAGCAACAGGTCGATCGTGAGACGGACCAGTCACAGGACACGGCGCCAGAAGCGTCCCCTAGGCCTGCCCCTGCCCCGGCAGCCCCGTCACCCGTCAACGCGCCCCCGGCGTCTCAGGAGCAGCCTCAGAGGGCCCCAGCAGCACCTGAGTCGTCGCCCCCGCCGCCGCCACCTGCTGAGCCCCCGCCGCCACCGAAGGCCGTACCCCTGCCTGGCCCCACACTGGTCTGTGTGGAGTCGCCCCTCATCGGACTGGAGATCTGTCAGTGACCACCCCCGTTCTCGATCGCATCCCGCACCTGGACCACCGGAGCCGCGGATTCGGCGTCTCTGAAGTCGTGCCTCGCCAGGCGCGGCGTGAGTCGATGTGGCGGTACCCGGAGAACCGCATCGACCAGGGTGCCGAGGGTGCGTGCGTCGGCTTCGGCTGGGCGAACGAGCTCCAGGGAGACCCCGTCCGGGTGGCGGGCATCGGCAACCAGTTCGCCCGCGAGCTCTACGGCCTGTCGCAGCAGATCGATCGGGAGCGGCACAACCTGCACTTTCCCGAGGGCGCGACGGTGCTCGCCGGTGCCAAGGCCACCCAACAGCTGGGCTACCAGGACGCGTACCGCTGGGCGTTCGGTGTGGATCAGGTGATCGACGCTCTAGTCGGACATGGCCCGGTCGTGCTCGGGGTGAACTGGTACGCCGGCATGTACAACACCCGGCCCTCCGGCTTGGTGGAGATCGACGGACCGCTCGTCGGGGGGCATTGCATCACGCTGTTCGGCTACCACCCGGGAATGCGGATCCGGGGTGAGGGCTGGTTCAAGCGCCATGAGGTCGTCGCCTGGGTCAACTCGTGGGGGCCCAGCTACGGCGTCCGAGGCATCGGCTACGTCAAGGTCGAGGATCTCGACCGACTTCTTCGGGAGCAGGGCGAAGCCTGTGTCCCGATGCACCGCACCCGACCCAACTAGGAGGCGCGATGTACCTGCTCGAGAACCCACCGAGAAGGACCCAGTTCCGCAAGTCGAGGGGGGTGAAGCCTACGGGCTGCACTGTGCTCCACACCGCTGAGTCGGCGATGGACATTCTCGGCCCGGACACTGGCGCGGAGAATGTCGCCAACTTCATCCGCACCCGCACCACCGCGGGGTCGTACCACGACGTGGTGGACAGCGACTCGGCAGTGCAGCTCATGCCGTACGAGTACCAGGCATTCCAGGACGGGACCGGCTCGAACCCCTGGGCGCTGAGCATCTCCTGGGCCGTGCGCACCACGGACTGGAGTCGAATGAGCTCGAGCCGTCGGGCGGCGCACTTGCGCCAGGGGGCGCTCGCCTTCGCCCGTCAGCAGGCCTGGCTCAAGTCCAAGGGGTACCCGCTGACGCTGCTCCGCCGGATCACCAAGGCCGAGTCGGACCGAGGGTACTCCGGCTTCATCCCGCACGCGGATCGAGACCCCGGACGACGCACTGACCCGGGGGTCAACTTCCCCTGGGGCGAGTTCTTCGCGGCGTGCGCCGCAGCAGTCAACCCGACGCCCATCTCTGCTCTGGAGGATCAAGACATGTACCAGCTCCTCGAGACGGTCGACACCGGCCGTCTGTACGCCTACGCCCCGGGCCAGATGCTCTGGATCCCGACCCCCGACTTCTTCTACTCCATGGTCGCGTGCGACTCGTTCCCGAACCAGACCGACGAGACGGGTCGTGTCGCCGCCAACGACGTCTTCCAGTCGCAGGTCGACCAGACGATCGCCACCATGAGGGACCACAAGCAGCTCTGAGCAACCGCTCGGAAGTGAGTGAGTGAGTGCGTTTACGCACCCCTTACGGGGGGTGTCGTAACACTCCGCTGACGCTCGCTCTCGCACTCTCACACCCACCCCCTGCTGCGGTTAGGGGAGAACAGGAGAAACGGAACATGGAAGACCTCATCAACCCCTGGCTCTCGCTGCTCGGGCTGGTGCTGCCGCTGATCGTTGCGGCCGTCACCAAGTCCACCGCGAGCTCCTCCGTCAAGGGCTGGACGCTCGCTGCACTCTCGGGTGTGGCGGCCGTCATCGCCGAGCTGCTGGAGACGGGCTTCGTCGGGTTCGACTGGCGGGAGCTGCTGAACAACCTGCTGCTCATCTTCGCCTCAGCCGTGATCGCCTACAAGGGTGGGTTGGTGAAGGCGCCGGCGAAGAACATCGCCGACCGCACCCCGAACACAGGTGTGGGTCAACGCTTCCCGAACGCCTAGCCAGCACTGCGCCCCCGTCGTCGTCGTGACAGCGGGGGCGCAGAGGCATGTTCGCGCTGCCTAGCAGCGTCCCTGGGCTACTCCGGCGTCGTTCGTGCGTCGTCGGAGGGGGGCGTGACTTCCGCAGCGTCACGGACGTGCTGAGGCATTACCTGCTTGTGTATCCACGTGAGCTTCGGCTGGAACATGAACTCGGGGTCGCGGTGGGACCAGTTGCTGTCGATCAGGTTCCGCGGCGATTGCCACGACCCCTTGATGGGCCGACCGCACCCGCGGTGAATCCACCAGCCGAGCTTCTCACCTCGAGTGATGCGCCGCCCGCCCATGCTGGCGAGCAGGCCCTCGTCGGGCTCGGTGCATTCACAGAACTTGGTCGGGATGGCGAAGAGGCCGACGACGCTAGCCTCGAGTACCTCGGGAAGGTCATCGGCCGGTGAGGCGTAAGTCGTTACCCCGCCATCAGTTACGAGCTGGCGCGCGAGCTCCTCGGCCCGTGCGTTGTCCTCGACGCGGAGGACGATGAAGCGTGCCATGGGTGGGGCCTTTCTCAGACGGGCCAGACGTACTCGAGGTCAGGCGGGGTGTCAGGGAAGTACGGACGGTAGTGCTCGGCATCCTTGCGGATTAGGTTCGAGCGATGCGACTCATGGAATGCCCGCCAGCCGAACCAGGGAGGGAGCATGCCCTCAGCGGCGAGGCCCCGCACGGTGTGGAGCTCATCGGGCAGCCGCCACACCCCGTCGAGGTCGAGACCGCCTGGTGCGCTGAGGGGTTGCGCGAGCTGCAGCACCTTGCCGTGCACTGTGTCGCGGTAGCCGCGGCCCGTCCAGGTGTCGCAGACGGTGAGGGTGTAGGCGAGCAGGGCCGTCTCGTAGCCCGACCACATGCGGGTGATCGGGTGATTACCCCAACCGTCGCGCACGCCGGCGAAGACATTGAGTACCTGTAGGCACTCGACGCGTTGCTTGCCGAGGCGTTTCATGTCGAGGCATTCGGCTGAACGCTTGAAGCTGGCGAAGGGCAGGAATGTCTGCACTAGCCCTGCCAACCGCGCACGAGCTGAGCGCCGATGTACAGGGCCGAGAAACCGACGGCTACCCAGGCGAGGGTGAGCTGCCGGCCGTTGCCGCGGGTGTGGAAGTGCCTGGTACGCAAGGCATTACCTCTCATCGGGGGCGTGTGTGTGCAGGCATTCTACGCCCCGTCGTCGGGCGCAGCACCACGGGGGCCGTCCGGAATGGTGACTTGACAATGCCGACGGTTATGGCGTAAGTTCTACCCCATCACCTCGACGGCAAGTCCGCCGACGGGGTCACCGCACCGCAAGCCAGGAGGCACCTGACATGGGCACCAAGACCGCCGCTGCACCCGCCACGACCACCGACGAGCTCGAGGACGTGGAGCTCGACGAGCTCGAGGAGGCCGACGAGGCCCCCGCCGAGACCGAGGCCCCCGCCAAGGGCGCCAAGGCGAAGAAGGCCAAGAAGGCCGCCGCGCCGAAGGCCGAGAAGCCGTCGTTCGGCACGTCCGAGCTGGCGGCCCACGTCAGCAAGGAGACGGGCAAGACGTACGACGGCAAGGCGATCCGCGTCCTGCTGCGCAAGATGGCGAAGGACGGGGTCATCGCCCGCACTGTCGGCGAGGACCGCGCCCGCTACTCGTTCACCGGCCCGGACGACCCGCAGGTCGCCGCGATCGTGACCGCCGTCAAGGAGGGCGCGGCCGAGAAGGCCAAGGCCGAGTCGCTCGAGGCCGCCAAGGCCTCCAAGAAGGCCAGCAAGGCGAAGAAGGCCGTCGAGGCCGCCGACGCCGTGCAGGAGGCCGACGACGACGACGACGCGGTCGAGGAGCTCGAGGACTAGTCACCCTCGGGCGGCCCACGCGCCGTCCTGCACACGAGGCCCCTGCCCGATGCTACCCGGGTGGGGGCCTCGTGGAGTGTTGATCGGTAAGCCCCCTCACACCCCCTCTGGCCTGGGAGTTT